CACCGAGGGGCTCGAGGTGCGGGCCGAAGCTGGAATCCTATCGCAGCCGGTGTGGAACTTCGAGATCCGCGCGGGGTACCGGTACATCTACTACCGCATTTATGACCGGCCCGGTGGCGCGGACGGCATCAGCGAAATCCAGCTCGGCTTCATCGAGTTCCGGTTCCCTTTTTGAGGAAGAGCGAAGGATCTTGCCCATGAAGAATTCGTTCCTTCTTCTTTCCCTCCTCCTCCACCTTGCCGGCTGCAACACGCTGGCGGACGCACGCGCCGCCCGAGGGTCGGGCATCACGGTGAACTACTTCGCGTCATTCGAGGAGCTTTGGAGGCTACTCCCCAGGGTTGCAAACGACCTGGACCTTTCGGTGGCCGGGAGCTTCGAGAAGGATGGCATTCTCCTCGCTGAGAGGGGGCTGTCGGCCTTCAGCTTTGGCGAAAGGGTAGCGGTCTTCCTCGATCGAGTGGACGAGAAGAAGACGAGGATGGAAGTCGTCGCCAAGAAGGTTTTCCTTTTCCAGCTTTCAGTCGGCAGATTTGAAGCGCGTCTCCACGAGCGAATGGTGGAACTCGTGAGGGAAGGTCGGCGGGTTACCCCATTGACTTCCACCCCAAGGAATGGGATTGGTGATATGAATTGACCGCATCGCGGAAGGACGCGAAGGAAGAACGGTGAACCGCGAGGGTCGTTAAAAAGAGCAGCCGGCGTCACACCCGGAGGTCAGGGAGCTGACCCGGCCCCTACCCGAACCGTTTTCAAGTGGGTATAGCTCAGACGCAGCGGGTGTCGAAACCCGCCGGTCATTTTTCAAGGCGCCGACTGCTGCCATCCCATTTCCTCCCCTACATTCACCCCCTGGCCGCCCCGTCCGCCCCGGTCCCAGACGACACATCCGGGCAGGCCAGCGGGCTGGGCGCTTTCTCGGCAAGTCCGAGCTGCGGCGCATTGGAAGACTTCAGGTGAGGGTTCTCGGCCCTCTTCAGCCGTAATTCCAAGCCAACCATCAATTAACGGAAGTCAAACTGCGGCGCTTCTCGGTTGACATGGATGGGCATTCGGCCCTACAGTCGCAGTCGACAGAACGTCGAAGGTGAAGAGAAACCCCACTCGCTCTTCTCTTGCGGCGCGGAGACGCAAGGCATCGCTTCACCCAAGAAAGGATATCCCGCAATGGATCACGGGAGGAATTTTCAGATCCTCATTTCTCCAGGGCAGGACTGCTATGTAGCACAGTTTCTCGAGTGCGACATCGTGACCCAGGCTCCTACTTTCGAGGAGCTTCGGGACGCGATCAAAAACATCTACGCAGCCCACGTCGACTTCGCACAGAAAGAAGGCCGCCTGCCATTTGATGGCCTTGAGCCTGCTCCCAAAGAACACTGGGAAACGTTCAATCGTTTGAAGGATCGAGGATGCCCGCTCGAGGCAATAGCGTTTGAGCTTGAGCACGTTGAAGAGGCCGAGCCTTGCAGGTCCATGGGAGCGATGCTCCTGCGGTAGCACCGAATGACCTACCCTTGGAGGGTTCCAACCTTCGAGCAGTTTCTTGTCGCTCTCCGCAAGCACCATCACGTTGAGGTGCGGATGGAGCCGATGAATACTCGTGTACGTGGGAGCATCGCACGGGAATACATGGTCATCACGCGCGTGACGAAGGATGGGAACTTCTCTGCCGTTGCATACCCACCGGAGAATAAGAGGACGGTGAGCTGGGACGAAATGAGATCCGTCTGCCGGCAACTAAAGGTGGATGTTCGCGAGTTAGACATCGGCCTGGAGCTGGGGTTTCCCGGCGGAGATTGAGCCGCCACCAAGCCGTCCTGGAACTTTCTCCCTCAAGCCGACCCGCCCCTCCAGCCGATCCCCTGGATGATCTCTCGATCGGCCCGTCTGGCGGGCCCAGCTGTGGGCACCGGCAGATGGGCTTTCTACCTCGACTCCATTCCAAGCCCGCGCGCCGACCACGCGATCACCCGGCGCGCGGGGCCTTTTCCAAGCCATGCGGTTCCCCTTCCATCGAGAGGAAGTAGGCCGCGGCCAGGCAGGTTTCCGCGTCGCTGATGAGCCCGAGCATCTCCGGCTCGGCCAGAACACCCGAGGGCAGGACGGCCGACGCTATCAACGGCCGCTCCGTAACCGAAAGTAAGTCGCTCCCCAATGGGGGTGCAAGGGGCCCAGCCGGGGTGAGCATCTCCTGCAGCGATTCAAGGCACCGCGAATCGGCCTCCGCATCCAGGCCGGCGACCAGGCCCGAGGACCTGACGCCCATATCGTGCCACCAAAAGGTAGCCATCGCCGCGCCGCTTTGGATGGTGCGCCACTGCAGTTGGAGCCCCTCGACCGTCGGCAACGGCACCCTGAAGAGCGGGCCGTTCTTTTCGAGCAGCTCGCGGAAGATGTCGATCGCGGAGGGCAGGAGCTTCGCCGTGTCTTGCTGTCGGGCGGGCATACGATTGCCGGCGCCGATCGCGAGGTCGTAGAAAATCATCGGACATTCCTTCCTGTTGGCCTGAGCCCAGCGAGGCTCTGTGGGCTCGCGGGGACTTGTGTTGCTTCGTCAATCCAGGGCAACAATCTTGCTGTTTAGATGACGAAATGACAACGGCATTCTGGAAGATTCAATGGGCCGGAGTGCGTAGCTCGGCGCTGGAGCGCGGATCTACTTGGCGCTCTTCGCCTTCCTTTTTCGCCTTTGGCGAAACCTCGTGGAGGCCAGCCGCACCTGCTCCCTTCGCTTCTCCCACTGCTCCGGAGTCCAGGTCTTCTTGCGGAGAGCATAGAGTTTCCGCTGGAAGGTCGCGCGATAGCAGTCCTTGCACTCGCCGTTCGCGTGATGCGGCTTGTCCTTAGTGCCGCAGGTTTTACACCTTGCGTATTTTTGAGACCACTGGCCGGGCTTCAGCTTCGGCTGCATTGCCAAAAGGATACCGATGGGGGATCACGCTGGTCAAGCTGGCCACGCGAGGCCTCGGCCTGAGACCCTTCAGCCGGCTACGAGTTCCGCCTTCTTGCCAGTGAACCGCTCGTAGCGCTCGACGATCACGTCGCAGTACAGCTCGTCGATCTCCATCAGGTAGCACGAGCGCCCCATCTGCTGGCCCGCAATCAAGGTCGAGCCGCTGCCGCCGAAAAGATCGAGGACGTTCTCGCCCGGTCGCGACGAGTACTCCATGGCGAGCGCCGCGAGTTTCACCGGCTTCTCGGTGAGGTGCACCATGTTTTGCGGATTCACCTTCTTCACGTGCCAAAGATCGCGCGCGTTGTTGATGCCCGGCGCAAAGTAGTGAGCGGCGCCCTCCCGCCATCCGTAGAAACAGCACTCGAACGAGCCCATGAAATCCTTCCGTGTGAGTACCGGATGCTCCTTGTCCCAGATGATGCCCTGGCTGAAGTAGAGACCTTGCTCCGCGATCGCCGCCGGGTAGTTCTTCCAGTTGCCGTACCCACCCCAGATGTAGAAGCTCCGGCCCGGGAGGAGGACGCGCGCGAGGTTTCCGAACCACTTTCGAAGGAGGATGTCGAATTCCTCGGGCTTCAGAAAGTCATTCTTCAGCGCTCGGTCCCTCGCTCGCATCGGGCCAGTGGGGAAGGCCTTCGTCGGATCTCTCGCAAGGTCGAGGCCCTGATGGTGAAAGCCCTTGGTGTTCTGGCCGGCGGCGATCGCGTTGTTTGACCGCGGCTCGACGTTCACGTTGTACGGAGGGTCGGTGTTCACCAAGTGGATCTGCGCGCCAGCGAGCAGCGCATCGAGGTCCTCCGCGCTCGAGCTGTCGCCGCACATGAGCCGGTGAGGCCCGAGCTGATAGATATCCCCGCGCTTGGTCTTCGCCACGAGCGGCAGCCCTGGCGTCTCCGGCTCCTCCACGTCGGCGCCTGCGTGAACGTCGAGCGCTTCGGTCACCGCCTCGCCCTCGGCCTCAATGCGCTCGAGCAGCTCCTTCATCTCCTGGTCCCGGCGGCCGACGTCTTCGAAAAACTCTTTCAGCCCATCGTTGTCCGTCTCGATCGACTCGAGGAGGCCCTTGAGCGCGTCTTCATCCGACTGCGCCATGGCGGCCAGCGGATCGATCGTCGCAAGCAACTTCCGCGACTCATCTTCCGTCACGTCGAGCACGAGGACCGGCACGTCCATCTCCGGCGTCGTCTCCGCCCGCAGGTGGCCATCGATGAGCACGAGCCGTCCGTCCGGAAGCTCTCGCGCGATCAGCGCGTCTGCATATCCGACGTCCGCGAGTATCTCCGAGAGGGCGGTCTTTTGCTTCGCTGGGTGCGTCCTCCAGTTCTGAGCATTCGGCAGCAGCTCCCGCGCCGGCACGCGGCGCAGTTCCTTTATGCGGTCCCTGATCTTCATTCGATTTTCTGATCCTCCTTCGGTGGTAGAGAAATTTCATGCGCCTTCACGGATCGGCGCCGCAGTCCGTGGATTACGCTGCGGATGGTCGCGCTCGTGTACCGATCGTGCTTCTCACGCAGCAGCTTCTCGAGCACGCGCTCGCACCAGCTCATAATTTTGTGGCAGCGCTCAAGCTGGAGATCCATTTCTTTGCTCACCTCAGCTCCACTCCGGCCTGAAAGATGTCCCGCGCGAGTAGGCTCGCCGGCGTCTCCTCCGATGGGTTCAGGTCCTGCGGCAGCCGCCCGGCGATTTGCAGCGCCCGCGCGCACAGCTCGGAGCAGAAGAGGCGCGAAAAGTCGGGGTCGTTCGTGAGTCCCAGCCCGTCCCAGAAGTCGACGCCGGCGCCGATCGCCTGGATCGTGTCGTACGGGAGCTGCTGCGCGTGCGCCTTGCGGAGCCACCTCGTCATCTCCTCTGCGCGGCCAGCCGCCAGCGGCGTCTTCAGCGGGTGCCACCAGGCCTCCCCCTCGTGCGCCGACAAGCGCGTCGAGAGCCAATGCATCTGCACGCCCTTGATGAGGTGCCCGGTCGCCATATCGGGCAGGTTCGTCAGCGTCGTGCTTTCGATCAACATGACGCTCTCCTCCTTCCCCAGGCTGAAGTCGGCGCGCAGCACCAGGCCGACGTGAGAGACCAGAGAGCGCGTGATCAGCTTGATCAGTCCGCTGATCCGGCCCTTGCCGCCGAAGGCCACGAGGTCGCCCGTGCGCATGCCGTCGCGCGCGCCCTCGTAGCGCGAGACCGTGCCAACTTCATTTTTCTTGGCCGTCATGTTGCTTCGGGCCTTTTCTCATCCCTTGTGCCACGCGGCCAACGCTGCGAGCAGGCCAGCGATGCCGGTGAGAATCCCTGGCCAATTTTGGATCAGGAGGTGGAGCGCCTTCCAGCGGAGGCTGTGGCCAGCGCGATCCATCGCCATCGGCGTCCACGCCTGGCGTGAGTCCCGGAGCTTCGACAGATCCTCTTCGGCCTTGGCGAGGCGCTTCACAAGGTCGGCAATCAGCGCTTCGCTACGGTCCGCTCGGCGCACCATCCCGAGCCTGCCGTTGTCATCCCCGCTGACCGTAAGCGCGACCTCCTCGACGAGGTCTCCGAGGCGCCTGAGCGTTTCCTCCATGCGTGCGAAGATGATGCTGTGCTTGGTGTCGAGTGCGCCAATCTCTCTTCCAGTTTGCACCTGGAATGCAGAGAGTTCGCGCCTGAGTCCTTCGAGTGCCTCCATCATCACCTCAAGTCTTGATTCCATCGGAGAGACTTTCCCTAAGCCTGCTTGTCTTTTCGTCGATACGTGCTACTGACTCTTTCCCCTCGCGGAAAAACCTGCCGTTCAGGGCCCGCATTTCTCCGATCGTACTTGGCTCGCGCTTTTCGAGCGCGCCGAGCCTACTGGCGTAACCCCAAAGCATGGCCACCATAAGAAGCGTGGTGATCAAGCTCGCCATCCGCACGCCGAACCAGTCCAAAGCCGTTGGCGAAGGATTCTCGCGGGCAAGCATGGCAATCACCCATCCGTCCCTAACCAAGATCGAAGCACCGGCGATGAGGAATATCCAAATCTGCCGGCGGCCGAAGCCGATTCGCCTTAGTATCCGGAAGGCCCAGGCGAAGCTGGCGACGTGCAGGATGAGAAGCGCAATGGAGAGGAACTGCATGAGGCTGATGTCGACCATAGCTTAGTCGTCCTCCGTGAAGGTAACGGTGACATTCATTTCATCCACCGTCCCGCTCTTGGCCGTCGTCTCGAGCCAGACGAAAGAGTTGGCCGGAATCGTAGGGTCGCTGAAGCTCGATACGATGCTCCCCGTCGTCGTCGATGTCGTCGTCGTACCGCCGGTCACCACTTCCGTACCCGTCGCGTTGCGGTCGGCGTCGTAGCGGATGGTCCACGTGACTGACGGCGAGGCCGAGCCCTTGAGGACCGCCGCCAACTTTGTAACCGTGATAGCCGTGTCGGTAAAGAACATGGACCGATCTTCGGCGGCCCCGGGGTTGTCAACCGTCCTGATTTGACGGAACCGTATCAACTGCTTCCGAGCGATCTGAAGATAGGCCGAGCCGTCGAAGACGAGCAGCTTGTTCTCGTCATCAATCCAGAGTTCCCACCCCTCCTTCACGGTGAAGAACTTCCAGGCGGTGTTAAACCACACGGCCAGCTTCCCCGCCTGGCCAGCCCAGAGGCCAGTTGGAGAAGTGGCGACGATGTAGCGGTCACCGTGCGCTGGCGAGCCGGGCGGAGTCGCAAGGTCTCGATCTTTGATCGACAGACGAATAAGGGCATCGATCTTGTCAAGGCCTTCGTTGACGAGGATCTCCGCTGCATTCTGATTCTCTACGAGGTAATCCAGCCCAACTTGGTTAGTAGGCATTGGCTATATCGTCTTCCTCTCTCCTCTTCCTCTCCGAACTACTCCACCAATTTGAAAGACTTCCACCGTGATCGAGTTGCCTGGCGTAAACCCGTCGTCTCCCTGTTGTGCCGCTGTGTAGGACGCAGTCGGACTTGTGCTCGAAATCGTCCGCTTCACAACACCGTTGGTGTCCAGGATGTCCACCTCGTATTTTTCTGTCGACTCCACAAGCGGAGTCGCCTGCGGACCGAAAGCGCGGGTGAGCGCCCTCGACCGATACGCCCAGGTGATCGTCAGGTCGTTCGACACGTTTCGCGCACCACGTACCCATGTGGGCGAGAAGCACGTGAGCGCCCCGGCGGTCACCGTGTGATCCTCCGCTGGGTCGTTTACCGTGGCGCCAGCCAGACCACCAGGCTCCTCAGAAGCCGGCAACACCCCGGGCGAAACCAGCTTGTAGCGCCAGGTCTGGAGATAGGCAAACTGCGGTACGGTGATGAACGTTATGTTCGTCTCGTCCAGGAGTATGAACCGATCAGCGATCTCGTGCTGGTCGATCTTGCTCTCTGTATTCCTGCGCCCTCGAAGGAGGTTGCTCAGCTCGTAGGTGTTGGTCCCAACCAACGTAGCCGTGCTGAATGCGAGAATCTCGTCACCGATGATACAGAGGTTCCTGCCGGCGTAGACCTCAGCCTCCGAGACGCTCGTGAGGCTCCCCTCCTGCAGGAACACCGTGACCTTGTTACCTCGATCCCACGTGTCTGGCAGGCCGATCCCGAGCGCTCCGGCTGCCCTGCCCATTACCGATTCGAAGCCCAAGAACCCGCGCTCGCGGTACGTCACTCCACCGTCCGAAGACTCGATCAGCAGCTCCGACGTAAACTCTTGGTTGGGGTCATAGAGCGAGGCCGCCATGTAGAACCCGAACTCTCCGTCTCCGATATTTGTGCGGCCGGGCCCCAGAGGAGCCCAGTCAATGAATTGGAGGTCCATGATTCCTGGGCCGGGGACGTCCGGGACTGAGCCGCCAGTAGGGATCCCGAAGTTCTTGTCGAAGTCGCCGCTCTGAATGAAGGCCGCCGGCTCCTCGTAAACCGCCTGTGCCTTTAGCAGGTAGTTCTCACCGCGGTCGAGCTTCAAGCAGAATGCCTTCCAGGCCTTAGCGTAGGCGTTGAAGCTCAGGGCATCCTGCTCCCTCAGCCCTATCTTCGACGGCGGCAAATCGACTTCGACCTCATACCGGCCAGCCAGGGCGACGTGCAGGATTCTCTCGGCAATCTTCCGCGCGTCAGACGCCGTCAGGGAGAGCTGGAGATCGAGCGTCTGCACCGCATTGAACCGGGAGTTGAGGCTTCGCGCGACCTGGTCACCGACCTGGTAGTTCCGTTCGGCATCCTGGTACTTCACGTGCAGCTCACGCGGCAGGTTGATCTCGTGCACCTGAGTGATGGCGACCGGATCCTGCTCCGCCGCGTCCCCATCGGCGCGCGCCCCAAGGTCCCCGTCTGCGATGGTGACCAGGGGAGAATCGGTAACCTTCAGGAATGTGAGGACGCCGCTTCGCTCTTGCGCTCCAAGGTTGTACGCCAAGAGCATTGGCTGCAAGACCTGGGCCGCCTCCTGAACCCCCTTGAAGGCATACCCACCCAGCACGTCCTGGACGGACGCCACGTCAAATTCTGAACTCGTGAAGTCGGCACCCGCGAGTATCAGCCCTATGGTTTGACCAACCGTTCGACCAGTGCGCTCGCGGATGAGGAACTCGAAATTAGGGATTCTATTCCCGAAGTTCGAGAGTAGTAGCTTCTCGAAGACCACGTAAGCATGGCCACGATAGGAAGGCGTGTTGTCGATCGAGCCAGTGACCTTGATCGTTGCTTTGTTCGAACTTTCTGTGGTGAGGTTGGCATCGACGGTCATGGCCGTCTCTGTCAACGCCAAGATGAGCGCGTTGGTGACGTTGTTTGCGCCGGTGTTGAATTCGCTGCCACTCACAAGCATCCCGACTGTGAAGCCATCAGCAAACCAGCTACCGGAAGCCCGTGTATACGTGTCTGTCGTTCCATTCACGCTCACAAGCCCGTTGAAAATGATCCCTCGATCACCAGTGCTTGCCACCTCGAATTCCACACTCTCGATAAGAGAGTCTGGGACTTGCGTCTCGTCGCCAACGTAGGTTCGAATGTCGTCAGCGATGCCAGAGAGCGCCGTCGGGGCTTCCTGGACCAGCGCTATGACCGAGGTGCCAACATTGAACGGCACGGCGAATGGATTGAGAACGCTGATCGCATTGCCGACGAGAAACGTATTGTCAACCGAGAGGAACCCGCCAACTCCAAGGACTCGGAAATCCCCGTTATTGCTTGGGTAGACCGACCCGCTTACGTTCACCGTTTCTCCGACCTTGATCCGAACTCCGGTGGTCACGTCGAACTGTCCGGCGAGGTCTACTTCTGGATCGGTCGAGACGATGTAGAGGCGGCGCTCTTTCTGGATGGCCGCCATCCACGTGATAACCTCGGCATTGTCGAACGTCTGCAATGCCCCAGGCTCAAACTCGATCGTCGCGAGCCCGCCAGAGACGACAGGGACGTTCTGGATCACGTACTCAAATCCATCGGGCGCGACCTTGAATAGCTCGCCCTGCCGTGGTGTCATCTTGGTCGTGTCGATGGCCGCCACGAAGCTCTTTGCGCCCACGGAGTAATTCCCGGAAACGGTGCCGGTTCGCTTCTTCGTCCCGTCGATGAAGGATCGCCTGATGTCGATCGTCCCGTAGATCAGACTCGATTCGAACGAGACCTCTGGCTCACCAAAGCGTCCGGTGTAAATCAACTTTCCATCGGCCCAGATTTTTTCCACCGCCTCGATGCGCCGATCGCACACCCCGACAGCGATATGCGCCGAGTACTTCGTCTTGCGCGTCTTCTCTCCTCCGCATCCAAGGAACCCACCGGCCGAATCTGTTCGCTTCTCTGGGATGAGATCAGAAAGCCAAATTACTGTGCCAGAGACCCTCACGGCCTCACCGAAGCACATGTTCATTGGCGAGCCTTCGTCGGCCGTCTGAAGACGGAACTCCCCAAGGCGCGGGCCCCTGGGGTCGTCCTTTGGAAACAGGGCCGGAAGGATGAAGCGCTTGTCCAGATAGGAGCCAAGGATAGAACCGATAGCTCCCCCAAAAGGTCCGCCAACCGCAGTCCCTACGGCTCCGAGAAAAACGGTGGCCATGCTACGAGACCCCCTTGAAATCCCACACGCTCTCGAGGACCCGATGCCAACGTGAATCGATTGGCGTTTCGGTCACCTTCCCCGTCGATTTCCAGGAGTGGACCATGGACGCGCCTTCAGTTTTAATCCCAACGTGGCAGAGTTGAATGCGTGGATGGAGGAACAGGACTATGCTGCCACGAGGGATCGACACGGCCGGAACGCACTTGCCCATCGTTTTGATTGCGTTCTTGCTCAGGTACTCGAGCATGAGATTGAGGTTGAGCCCTCCAGGGTAGACAGTGTGGTCTTCGATTGGGATTCCGGTAGCCGCCCCAGCGTGGACCACGACGCCGGCGCAGTCGATACCGAAGCGCGATCGCCCCTGATGGACGTACTTGACTCCGATGAGACTTCGAGCCGCCTGGACGATCCTTGCCCTAACGTCGATATCCACTGAAGCTACGTCGCTCATGGTGTTTTCAGCACTCGGTCACTCCCTGGCAGGAAGGGAAAGCCGCCGAAATTTATTCTGTTGTTGTATTTTGTCGTGCAGTCGCCTGTGAACAGCTTGTTGCATCCAGGCTCGACGTTGAAGAAGACGCCAGGAGCAATTGTGAAGTGAGCTTCGAGCTGGATTTCGAACTGACTCGTAGCCGTCAAGAATCCCTTGACGTCCGACACGAGATTTATGTTGTCACCAGAGGTGAAGACCAGCCGCCCAAAATTGAACCAGTCGTCAGGGAGACCCGCAAGCGCAGGGTGCGTCGCGGTAAAGTTCCTTTGGTCGACAACAGTAACGACTTCGCAGTTAAACAGCGTCAGTGCAAAAAGATTGACCTTGCACCGTGCGTTTCCAAGGTCGTAGCGACAAGATCGCGAGTAGTAGCTCCCAACCCCAACGCGCAGCCTTTGCGGCGTTCCTGCGAGCTGCACGATGAAGCCCGATCCGCTGAACTTCACATCGGCAATCCAGTAGACCGAAGTCTCCATCGACCCTGCCCACGGATACTTCCAATCAACGAGGTACTCAGTGATCTTCGCATTTCTGTACCGCCCAGCCCGTAAGTCATTGACGGTGATGTCATCCGACGTGAGCGCGCCCCTGATCTCCAGGTTGGCGACACGCAACCCACTTTCTTTTCGGCGCGCCGAAGCGTCGAATCCGCCAGCCGGCTTGTACGTGGCTCCGTCGAAAATGATCTGTGCGTTGTGATCGGCAAACCTGAAGACCTTGCCGTCCTCGCGTTGGATCTTCCAAAGGCTGGCCAGGCGGTGCGTCTTCTGCGTGAGAAGCGATATCGCCCCAGGCAGATCCGCATCCTCCGGGCTGTCGACTTCTGGATCCTTCGCGTCGATCACCATGGCCAGAACCACGCCTTGAGAAATCCTCACGTGATCGCTATTGCCATCGGTATAGCGCGAGAGCCCAGCCTCTGCTGTGTTCAGCTCCTGCGCAGACCATTGTTGGCCTGTGGATGGAGAAAGAATCCACAGCTTATTCTCGTACTTGTAATTTATCTGGACTTCCACCGGGGCTGCCGAGTGGTAATAGTCCACTGCGTTGATGCGGAAGAAGTGGCGGATCTTCTCCGCACTAACGTTGTTCCGTGCGTAGTAGACGGTGCCGACAGCGAGAATCCCCGAGAGGACAATCGGAACCTGTGTTGGCAGGGACGCTGTGACCGGAGGAGCTTGAACAGCAACGTCCGCCACCTGGTCGGCGCTGTCGGCTTGCTTCGACCCGCGGAAGTAGTAGTTGAGGATGATCTTCCGGTTGAAGCCGACTGGGTAATTACCGTTCGGCACGCCCGGCAGATACACACCCATCTTGAAGAACACGCCGGGCGATGGGTGATTCACGTTCGCAAAGTTCTGCTGATTGATGATCTGCACGCCGTTGTGCCACATCAAGAAGTAGCCAGAGGTGGTGTTCGACCACTTGGCCTTCACCTCGAAGCGATGGGTCTTGCCAATTACATCCGGAATTCTGGCCAAAATGCGCCGGCCGGTCAGAAGGCTTTGGACAACCCTGATCTCTGTCCTGACAACCTCAAGTGACATCGGAGGATTGAGAACTGGCGGATCCTGACTTTCGTACCACTGCGTGATCACCGATTTGTGGACCGACTGCACCCAATTGGAAGGCAGCTCGAAACCCCATGAGTACCATCGCGTAGAGCCGACTGGATCCTTGAGGAGAATCTCCGAGGACTCAGCCGGATCCCACAGACCGATTTCTGTGCGCTTGCGCCCGCCCGGTCCAGTAACCGTCAGGTCAGCCTGAAGCCTGCCAGGGGAGAGCAGGCTGAAGTCGTCGTCGATGTCCATGTGGTACTGCCCCTGCTGGTGGACTGGCAGCGCCTGGAACGTCGTCTCCCAAAGATCCGAAGAGAAATTTCCTGGCGCTGTTTGCCCAGGCTGCTGAGGCGTCGTCGGTGTGGTCGTGATCGAGCCCGGAGCAACCAGTCCCTGGAACCTCCACGACTCCCTGGCGCCTTTACTTCCAGTTGTCAAAACTGTCGTGTCGCCGTCGGCCGTCACGTCGTCGATGTCTTGGAAGTGCGTGCCTGCCCCGCCAGTTCCAGACCACTCCTCGTAAGTTCCGGGCCCGATCGGGAAGAGCGTCAGAACTTTCGGATTTCCGCTCTTGGTCGTGAGGAACTCCTCCTCGAGGAGGCTGCCGTTTCCGAGCTTCAGATAGAAGTCGTCGTAGACCCCATCTGCATTGTCGATGCGAATGCGGTTGAACTTGGTCGTAGCCGGAGAAGGAGCGGCTCCGTGCGTATCGACGTTGTCGAGCTTCAGGTCAGAAACAAAGATGCCGTTGAGGCGGACGCGCACCTGCCCGGCCGTATCGTGGACATAAACCCCAAACTCGATGTTGTACCAAGTGCCGACAACAAGAGCCGTGTGCTTCGCAGAGGTCCATGGCCCAGCGGTCGATTCGTCGCCAGGGTCAACCTTGAGGAATCCACCAGTCGTGAGCATGAGGTGGATCTCGTCCACCCCACCGTTTCGAATGGAAAGAATGGTCCGCTCCGAAGCCAGGGAGAGGGGCTTGAAGCGGACCCGCACGATTGCGACATCGAACGTGTTGAGGGTTATCCCACCGGAGCTTGGGATCGTGTACAGCACCCCGGCAGGCGCGCTGATCGCTTGGCCAGTTCCGTCCCAGCCGGTGACCATCGTGACCGTGCCCGTCCAGCCGCTCGTGGTTGGGAATTCCAGGCCGTACTGCTGGAAGCCTAATTGATCTGCGAACGTGCCGGCCGACACGTGATCGAATGAGTTGAACTCGGCGATGATCACGTCTTTTTGTTCCTGATGATGACCGACCACAAGCCGTTGGCGGTCGTGTTCCCGTAGAGCAGCACGATTGCCATTTGCCCAGGCGTCAGACTCGCGATCACGTTCCCGCCGTTGTCCGCCAGTGTGAGCGTATTGGTTGCGTGATTGTTGAAGACGAACGCGATGGATCCGCCCTTCTGTGGGTAGCCTGTCGCCGGCGGCAGCTTCGCCTTCACGGACGCGACACTTTGAGTCACGCGAGCGAATTTCCCAGCCTCAGGCACGAGAAAAAAGTCAGCCCCAGGTGTCAGGTCTTGCGCGCCCCCCATAAACTTTGCGCGCGTGATCATCCGGGCCCCCAGTCGTCCAGGCGGACGTGCGCATCGAACGCGCAGCCAGCGTGCGGGCAGCGAATCGACGGCGTGACCGATCCATCGCCTGAGACCCGATGGTCACGGATGTGAGAGCATTTGCCGCACACTGGGCAGCTCATGACCGCCTCGCTGGCGCGGTCGCGCCTCACGTAGCCCCAGGTTCCAGGCTCCAGCCGCGGGTGAACCTCTGCCTTCTTGAGTAGGAGGGGCTGCTCAGAATCCATACCAGGTCTTCACCCCGCCAAACGTTCCGAGGAGAAGCTCCGCTCCGGTATTCGCATTCAGCGTGAAGACGGTCGTGCCCCCGCTGTTCTTGATCGCCAAGGCGTTGCTTGAGATATTGGCGAGGAAGAACCACGTACCTCCATCCTCAAGATCAATGGCATCCGGAAGCTTGACCGACAAGGATGGACCGGCAGGATTCAGCCGCACAAACCTCCCAGTGAGCGAAGAGATTGTTATGTCTACCGAGAACGCAAGGTCGGCTGCCCCTCCATAGAAGTACTCGTCGGACGTCACGCTCGGAGCGAACTCCTCGACAAGTGGAAGATCAGGAAAATCGCCTGCTGCAAATTGCTGGAGGTTGAGGATCATGCCCTCGTCCAGGGAGTCGTCGAAACGGACCGGGACATCAAACTCGAAACCGGCGGTCACACTCTGGCCATTTGGAGGGGCTGTCCCATACGTGAGTAGCCCAGTCGTCACATCCACAGTCCAGTCGGTCGTGATGGCCTTCTCCGCCCCGTTGACTCCGCTCTTGACCGTTCCGGTGACCGGCTTGTAGATATTCCGCGTGCGCGTGACGACGGCGTCGGAGTACTTTTTTAGCAGCTGGAATGTTTTCGTCGAACCATCCCCGTTGGCAATCACGACGTCGCTGAAGACAGGAGTTGATCCGTTGCGGAAGTCCGTTGGTAGGCTTGGGTTCGCCATGGTCGTGAAGTCCGTAGGATCCCTGTAACGAAACCCATGGGCAGGCCCGAGGCGCTTGATGAAGAAGTCCTTGACCGCCTGCAGGTCCTCGTAAGAGCGAAGCCCATAGCGCACGTTGTAGACGTGCATGGGGTATCCCCAGCGAGCGACGCGTTCCTCCGATCCGCTGCGCTTCTTGATGATCTCCGTCGAAAATCGAGGTCCACCTCTCGATCCGTAGCTTATGTTTGTCGGGAACTGTACTTCGTGAAAACTTGCCATTGGTTGCGCTGGCTACCCGCCTGCGAAATCCCTAAGGTCTTGCATGACCTGCTTCTTCGACCGACGGAAGGAATCATAGTCATTCGCGTAAACATTGAAAACCGGTGCCCAGATGGCTGGACGATCCGATTCGGACGACTTCACGGACTCAACTCCAAGTCGGCCGCTGGGAGTCCTGGTCAGCGGAGCGATCGCCACCTCGGGCCCCGCCTCGCCGGCGAGGCCCGTCCGACCGCCACGCATGGGGAAGTAGGTGGGGGCGGTGAACACCCCGCTTCCGGGGAAGCCGCCGAGGGCGAAGGGCACGACCTGCTCGTTCTGAAAAACGTTCCCGCGGGCATTCGCTGTGTAACCCAAATCGCCTGGGGTGTACTCCCCGCCAGGGCCGGAGCCTCCGCCGCCACCTCCGCTTTTAGAGAGACCACCAACAGCATCACCCAAGGCATCGAACAGTTCGCCAATCGCTTTTTGAAGAGCTTGGCTGGCGAGTGACCTGTAGAGGCTATTCATGGCATCCCCGACCGACTGCTCAAAGAAGAGAACATCCGACGCCGCCTGCCCTGCGGCGTTGCCAATAGCTTTGAAGCTATTAACGACTGCGCTCCTGAGCTTCTCGGCTTCTCTCAGTGAGTTGAACAGATCCGAGTACTTCTCCTTCAGCGCGTCGATGTTTGCGCGCTCCTTTATCGTCGCGTTGTCCTCCAGCTTGCGAAGGGCGATCGACAGCTCGCGCTGGTCATCCGTCTGCCCGAGTGCAGCCCGCTCTTCCTCCAGCGCGCGAATCATCTTGTCGTTCGCCGTGAGGAACCTCCTGGCTGGAGCTCGCCCGCCTACGCCTTCCAACTCAGGCCGATCGATCGGCTGACCAAGACCATCAATTCCAGGAGGTAGTGGCGGGCCGGAGAACCTTGCGGCCTTCAACGCCGCACTCTGTGCCTCCAGCTCCGCGATGGCGCCAGCGAGAGGGCCGGTGTTCTTCGACGGGATGTTGAAGCCATGCTCTAACGCCTGAAGGCTTATGAGCTCCTGGCTAAGCTCCCTGACCTTCACCATTTGCGCGTCGTACTTGTCGGTCAGCTCCTGGCGAAGCATCTTCAGCTTTTCGAGTTGCTCTGGGCTCGTATCGATTGGGAACAACAGGTCGGACACCGGTTGAGAATCGCCAAAGAACCCTGGTCCGCGCTTGCCCCGTTGGATGTTGGCAATGTCGGAATTGAGGCGCCCGATCTGGGCATCGATTGCGTCAAGGTCTCTTTTGGCGCTGCCAAATGGAGTCGGTGTTTCTGAAAGCTGCAACTTTACGAATGAAGTCCTCAGCGCGATGAATGGTTGAGCGACCGACTTAATCGATTCGAAGAGGTCATTGAACATGTCCACAATCGCTGGGATGGATCTGTCCGCCGCACGAAGGATGCCGATGAAAAAGTCCTCGACGGTGTCGCGGTTGTCAGCTATGCGCTCCGCCAGTCCGTTAAAGAAGTCTGCCAGCGGCTGGAACAGCGGCTTGAGCACGTTCTCAAACGTGGCGCTGAGCGCATTGCCCATGGCGTTGAGGGAGTCGCTGAAGTTGTCGGCCGCTCGCGCGCTCTCCTCTGTCCATTCGTCGCCAAATCTTTTCGCCCGGCCGAGCAGCGCCTCGATCCCCTTATCGCCTTCGCCGAAGAGCTGGATGAACTTGGCCCCACCACGTCCGAAAAGGTCGCGCACGATTTGAATGCGCTGAGCAGCGTCCTCGACCTGCCCGAAGTCCCGCACCAGCCGGAGCAGTAGCGGCTCCAGGTCCTCGCCGCTCAAGACGGCGTCCTCAAAATCATCGCCCAGACGCGCGATCGCTCCGGCGGCTGGACCTTGCCCGGTAGATCGGAACTGTGCGAGCCCGTCTTGCAGGATGACGAACGCCTGCGACAACTCTTCGAGCGACGTGCCAGACTGCTCCGCCGCAAACCTGAGCTTCGAAAGGAACTCCACGGACAGCCCAACCTCCTGGCTGGTCTTCAGCAGCTTGTCGCCCAGGTCCGCCACCCCGGTCACAAAGCTGAAAATCTGACGCACGCCAAGGGCAGCCGTAAGCCCAATGAGCGCACTCTTCAGTGAGAAGATGCTGTCGAAGGCTGACTTCAGCTTCCCAACCAGCCCACCAAAGGCAGAGCTTAGCCCGCCGGCAGCCGTCTCATTTCTCTTGCTCTGCGCCTCGAGATCCTTCAGCCGCCTGCTGGCTGTTTCTGCCTCAAGGCTTTTGATCCTGAGTTCCAGTTCTGCGAGGTCCGGCATGGAACGCCTTCATGTAGACGGTGTCGAGCTTGCGAAGGACATCCACTTCCCACGGGTCGAGCGAGATGCCCGCGAGGTCGCACCACGCCCCAATCTCCGAATACGTGAGGCGGTTGGCCGTGTAGCCGTTCGACCCGCGCGAGCTCGAGAGGTCGAGGAAGGTGCTGAAGATCCATTCGAGGTCCACTGGAAGTTCCGCGCCGATCTTCTCGGCAAGGAATTCCTCCGGGTCAAGCCCCTTCGTATGCGCGATCTGCCTGTAGTGCGTGTCAAACGTCACCTCCGTCCCCTCGCCCAGGGGACACTGGAGGTGAAAGACCCCCTCGGCATACGCGAGGAGGCCCTCGATCAGTTTCCCAGGTAGTTTGCACGGTCATTGACGAACTCCTGCGCCTGCTCGCGGATCCACGGGAAGCGCGTGTAGAGGAGGCGCGCGTTGTCGACGTTGCAGACGAACTCCTTGCCCTCGAGGTACCACCCGCCCCAAGACATGGTGGCCTTCGCCAGCAGGTCGATCGACTGAACGTCCAGCTCCTCCGACGTGGTCTTCACCTCGCTCTTTCGCCCGAGGTGCTTTTTGAGCTGCCGATTCATGACCGCATGCTGTGCAGCCACGCTCTCACGCGAATCGACGCCGCGCAGGCGGATCCACGCCGGCTTCTTCGTCGTCTCGTCGATGATCTTCGACCCGTCAAAAAGCGGCTCGAGGACGGCGCCGTCCTCGGCCGTTCGGGCGGTGTCCATCTTGGAAAGGTCAGGCATGGGTTTCTCCCTTGGGTAGACTTGCGGGACTACACCGCGTTCGAACGTTGAATGGTGATGGCCGTCTTGTACGTCGGGTTCTCCAAAAACTTGAAGGGCAGGGCGACGTCCACCGGCCCCTGCTGAGGAACGTTGACCTTGCCGCCCGTGTACTTCAGGCGGTGGAACATGATGTTCACGTAGTCCGTGGCGTTTGGGTCATTCAGCTTCAGCCACAGGGCTGGCGCCGCCTCGTTGATGAACTCGTTCAGCAGCGTGCCGCTCTCGAAGAGCGCGGTGAGCGAGCCGGTGAACTTGGCAATGCTCTCGAAGATGCCGGGTGAGAACTTGCTGCCGATGACGCCACTGAGGCTCGCCTGGTTGTCCTGCGTCCAGTTGAGGGACGACATGATGCCGATGGCCGAGCCGGCCTCGAACAGCGCGCCGTCGAATGCTGCGAACGGAGAGCTTGCCGGAGCGTCGGTCGGAGCAGATCCGGAGACGCTGGCGGACCCGATGGGATCGGCCGACATACCAAGCAGCTCGAACGTGCCGCCGACCATCGTTTGGAGGTTGATCGTCTGGTTCCACTTGGCGACCATGACGCCGCGGCGCGCCTGGTACTTCGCGAGCGTCTGGAACTGGCGCTCGAGCGTCACCGTCTTCAGCGTCTTCGCCACCTCGATGCACTTGCCAGGCACGCTGATGGTCCGACCGGAGGTCGAGGCCTCGTCGACGAGCGTCGCATCCACCTCCATGTCGGTGGCGGTCAGCGTTTTGATCCGCGCGAGCGCCACGTTGTTCGCGCCGGCGGTGAAGCCCGCGCCGTTGACGAGCATCCCCGGGCGGTAGCCATCGACGATCCAGCTGCCCGAGGCACGGATGAACTTCTTCGTCGACGCCACGGCCTGGATGTTCACCGCCGCGTGCGCGACGGTCGCCCAGGTGCCGCCCAGCGCGTACTCTATGAAGTCGTCGTACGCCTGGAGCGACCACTCGAAACCAAGGGAGCCGGCCACGCGGTTGAACGAGTGCCGGCACTCCGACTCCCCGCGGGTGGCGCGGATCTCCTGCGACTCCACGATGTCCTTCTCAAGGTCGATGTCGCTGCTCGTGCGGCGGAAGGTCTTCAGCGTTGGAGTGGTTGGCGTCGTTCCGCGCGTGACCTCGGCGACGTAGGCTTCGACGACTCCGACGATTGTTTCAAAGGCCATGTGGGGCTCCTATCCATTCTTCTTCTCTAAGGGTTTCTGACCTTCAGCGCGCCTTGGACCTCGAGCTTCTGCAAGCTGGTCACGAGCTTGCCGTTGACCTCGTACTCTCCACCGGCCGCGCCGCCGGCCAGCTTCACCTGCACACGTGGGGTCAACACCGCCACGTTTACGACCGTGACATCGCTCGGAACGACCGTGATGTTCTGCTCGGAGAACAGGCCGATGGTCTCACCCTCCTTCAGGCGCTTCGTCAGGTCGAAGTCGCAGAGCACCTCCTCGTAAGGGGTTTTGACCAGCTCTTCAGGTGCGCGGTGGGCCATGGGGCGTCAGGTTCTCAGGGGGCGGCCGAGGCCTTGGCTGCGGCCGTCGCCAGCTCCGCCGCCTTGGACTCTGCCGAGAGCTTCGCCAGCTCCGTCTCCAGCTGCTTCGCCTGTTCGGTCAGCGCCGCAATGCGCGGTCCGGCCTTCGCGCAGTAGTCGTCGTAAAACGCCTTCTTCGCCTTGCCTTTTTCGTCCGGCGGGCAGTATTGAGCCAAGACCGAGAACCGGTCCTGGTCGTAGGCGACGGCGACCATCTCCTCCCACGCTTCGGCCAGCCGGTCGATCGTCGGGCGCAGCGCCTTCTTGCCACGCGAGGCCTTCAGCAGCTGATCCTTCCTCTCGTACACCGCCCGCACCTGCGCCTCGTACTGCTTTTTTCTCTCGACGAGATCCATTGTGTTTTCTTTCCTTCCTTTATTGGTTGGACTTCCGTGCTGCTAACGCCTCAGTCGATTACGTTCCGCCGATCGCTGCGTCCAGATCACCCGCTGGAATCTTGGCCGTGTCGCCGCTCAGAACAGGCTTCGCCGTGGTCAGCGCCTTGAAGGCGAGGAATGTCCCGGCGCTCGACGCGTCCATAAGGACGAGGTGCGTCAGATCGGCGCCGGCAACCCAGTCGGCCGACGCCTGCGCGAACGCCTGCTCGGCATTCGACGTCGTGGCGCTCGAGGCCGCGGTGTCCACCTCGGCCGCGGTCAGCTGCACGCGTGCGTACGCTCCGCCTGAAGGCTCCGTGACGTTGCCTCCGGCCTTCGTGGGGGTCGTCGAGCTCAGCCCGATCCACGTCGCGTTGGCCGTCCGCGCCGCCCACGTGGCCTTGGTGAAGAAGTGATCGAGGATCGAGTTATCAATCGCGGTCGAGAATGGCATTCGTGCCTCCTGGTTTCCTTCGGTTCACGCCGTCCAAGTGGCCGGCACGCTTGGGACCTCCCACGTAGAATCGAGCGCTGGCACCTCCCACGTGGAATGGAGCGCCGGAACAGTCCACACAGATGTGTTTCCCTCCTGGAAGGGCAGCGGCTCGTCGCTCACGACGAGCGAGACCACGAGGTTGGCGTCGGCCACGAGCGCGGCCGCCAGTGGCACGCTGCGGATGAGGCCGACGGAAATGTTCGCGTCGCCCGAGAGCCCGCAGGCAAAGCCTCGATCGACGTCCACACGGGCAGCAAGGTTTGCATCCGCCTGGAGCGCGGCGGCAAAGTTGCGATCCGCCCGGATGGAAGCCAGGAGGTCGGCCGTGCAGACCATCGACGCGGCGAACGGCCGCTCTGCCGCGAGCCTCGCCGCGAGGTCGACCGAGGCAGCGACCGGCGCGGCCAGAGTGCGATCGACGTTGATCCGGCTGTCGATGTTGGCCTCAGCCTGCAGGGAGGCGGCGAGGCCACGGAAGGCCTCCAGGCGGGCGAGCAGGTCGACGCTCGCCACCATGGACGCAGCGAGCGGCCGTTCCGCACGCAGGGCCGCCGCGAGGTCTGCGGTTGCCACCAGGGACGCGGCAAACGTCACCTGACCCAGGGTGGCGAGGTCGACAGCAAGGTCGACCGTAGCGAGCAGGGCGGCGGCGAGCGGTCGGTCGACGCTGATGAGCGCTGCCAGAGTTGCCTCCGCCTGGAGAGCGGCGGCCAAGGTGCGGGTGGCGTCTATGCGAGCTGCGAGGTCGGCTGTCGCGCTGAGCGCCGCCGCGAAGCGAAGCTCTGACTGGATCCTCGCGAGGAGGTCGGCCGTAGCCACGAGGTTGGCGGCAAGGTGGCGATCGACGTTCGCCCGGGCCAGGAGGTCTGCCGTGGCCTGGAGAGCCGCAGAGACCGTCCGATCGACCGCCACGGCTGCGACAAGGGCGGCGTCAGCCTGCAAGGACGCTGCGAGGTTTCGCGTGGCCGCTACGGCAACCACCAGATCGGCCGTGGCCGCGAGGTTCGCTGCCAGGAACACGGTGCCGGTGATCTTGGCCGCAAGGTCAGCAGTGGCCACCAGGTTGGCCGCGAGGGGCCGCTCGACGTTCGCCGCACCGGAGAGATCCGAGGTTACCACGAGCGTGGCGGAGAACTGGCGATCTGGTTTGAGGCTCGCGCTGAGGTCGGCCGTTCCTTGAAGAGATGCCGCAAGTGGGCGATCGGCGTTGATTTTCGCCACCAGGTCGGCCGTCACGCCCACGACGGCGGCCAGCACCAGATCGAGGCGCAAAGCGCACGACAAGTCCGCCGTGCAGGACATCGACGCCGCGAACGTGCGGACCTGCCCGGTAACAACCGGAACGGCGATCGTGAATTCAATCCACCCGACACCCGACGCCTCGTCCAGCTCGTTCTCGCCCACTGGAATGCCGTTGGTGCCGTAAAGATACTGCACTTCAGGCGTCGCCCCCGAAGTATCGACTCCTCCGATTTCAATCAGGAGCCTGGCAGGTGTTCCGTTGACGGTCGTGTAACCTGCGGTGAGCGGAACGCCGCTCATGATTGTCTTGTTGCGGAGTCCCGAGGCAAGGAACTCAACGCCCGTACCTTGCGAGTTGACGGAGAGCAAGGTCGCAAGGATGGAAGTCCCGTCCGCAGAGATGACATGGATGCCCGTAACGACGTGCGTGACGTTGTCGGCCGTTGCGAACTCACGTCCCTGGACCTGGCCGTAAACATTCACGGAAGTGGTGAAAACAATTCCGTCGGCGAGGATGTCACTCACGAGCCCGCGGTCGAGCGTCTTCTGACCGGCAGTGAATGCCAGGCGCTGGCCAACCGTGAGCGCGTCTCCCGTCTGTTGCTCCGCCTCGAGCTTGGAATACTGCGCGCTTCCCGACGCGCCCCACCCGCTGCCAACCACCGTCGGGGTTACAGGCGCGGCCGCATTCCCAAGAAAGAACCGCTCGGGCCGCGCAAGCTCGGTCGCAAGCGGAGCGAACTCAAAATCGAATTCGATCCACCCAACCAGCGTGCCGGTCGACGTGTTGTCTTCCGGAGCGCTTGAGCCGTTCGAGCCATAGGTGCCGGCAAAGGCGGGCGTCGTCCCGCCCGTGAGGGCGAACGGTCCGACCTCGAGAAGCAAACGATCGCCCTCGACCGTTGTGTACTCCGTTCCAAGGGTGAGTGTCTGGCCGTTGAAAATCTTCCGGTTGGTAAAACCAGTGCTGAACTCCGTGCTGATTCCGCTGTAGTGCCCAAAATCCATCAGCACGCACCGGACTGTCGCCCCGTCGGCAGAGACGATCTTCAGGCAAGTCCAAAGCTCTGTGACGTCATCATTAGTGTTGACCTCCCGGACCATCAACTGGCCCTTCACGTGCCGAGAGTTGTTAAAGACGACGCCCGCGGGGAGCTGAAACCCTTCGTACTGTCGATCGATCTCCTTTTGATTCGCCGCTAAGTTGATGGTGCTCCCGGCACCAGGCGTACCCGTCGTCTTCCAGTAGAGCAGGCGCCGACGGACAACCTGGTCCGACGTATTCCAACCAGCGTCCACCGCTGAGGTGTTCGTCGCTGCGACCGTGCCGCTGAAGTGAAAGCGTGTCTTACCGAGAGCCATTCACCTCACCGCTTTTCATGTGATGGCGTGGACCGCCCAGTAGACGAAGACTGGTTTTGACCACCAGATCTCCGACTCCTTCCGTCCCTGCGCCCTGTCGGTGTCGTAGATGTAGACCTGGATTCCTTGGGAGTTGAGCACCTGCCGCTTGAACGTCGCGAGGATGGCCGTCGTGAGATCCTCCACCTCCTCCGTCCCGCGGCCGGCGGGTGCCACGACGTCCCACTGCATGTACCCGCGCGTGCGCGTCTGGCCGGTAGCCACCAACGGCTCGGCAATCGGAACCATCTTCTCGCGGATCCACAGCGGCGTCTCCGGACCGGGCGGGACGATCGGCCGGTTCTCCGCCTCGTGGAGAGCCGTGGCGGGGATGCCAGGGACGGTCAGCAACTTCTCTCTCAGCACCTGGCGGACCTTGCGTAAATCTACCGCTGCCATTCATTGTCATCCGCTGACGCTCTTGACTGTTTCGGCGAACTTGTGGAACACGTCGTCGCGCGTGACGCGCAGCACGCCCGTCGGTGCCTGCTTAGAAGTCGGGCTGGGCGGGCCGCGCTCGAGCGGGATCGCATACGGCAGGTTGTTGGAGATCACGAGGTCCTTGCCGAACTTCGCGGCCAGGAGCTTCGCCTCGGCGTACGCCCGCTCGCGTCCGTCCGGCTCCGAGCCGTTTTGAGGTCCTGAGCTTCGGGCCTTTCCTCCACCTGGGGGATCGGCAACCGGCGGGTTGACCGAGCCATCGGCGCCGCCGACCGCAACACGCCAGCTGCCACGAAATCGCCCGGTGTCGACCGGCGAGCGCTTGAGCACGCCTGCGTAGGCGTCGAGGCCCAACTTGCGGACGACCAGGTCGGCGCGGAGCCCCGTCTTCTTCACGAACTTTGAGATGTCGGTCGAGAAGCTCACTTCACTTCCTCAGCTGCAGCACGAACGCCGCGTTTTCGTCGCCGCTCGAAATCGGGTGGGCCGAAATCACCTTGTAGGCAAGGCCGCCGCGGACCAGGAGATCGGTCAGCGGGTCGGGCTCGACCTCGAGCTCGGCCGCCGGCAGGATCACGCGGAAGTCGCCACGCAGGATCGACCGGCCGTCGATCTCGCTCAGCTTGTAGCCCATCGAGGGCGAGACCTTGACCTCGTGATCCACCTCCGTCACCGACTCGACGCCGGTCGTCCGGTTGTAGGAGGTTGTTCGCCGGCGGAGGATGGCCTTGCCGGTGACGAGCGCGCTGACCACCGTCTGTGCCACCACCTTCATCGGCGCGTCGAGCACTCCCATGGTCAGGCCCTCACCACTTCGACGACGCGCCCGCCCTTGCGGACGCTCGCCCTCAGCCTTGCGATCGGCCGGAGGATTTCCGCCACGTACTCCGGAACCAGCTGCATCGACTGCCTCGAGCCGACATCGACGCTGATCTCGCCCAGGCTCACGCTGGTAAAACCCTTGCCGAGGAGGTCGGGGTCGGCCGTTCGGTCTTCCTTGACGAGCGCCGCCGCATACTCGGCTGTCCCGCGCTCGAGAATGACCGGAATCGTGTCGGGGTCGATCTGATACCCGTCGTCGTCGATCAGACCCGAGCGGGGCATGCGCAGCGCCTGCTCCTTCGTCACGCGGTAGCCGTCGAAGTCGAAGGAGCTGTCGATCAGTCGTGTGGCCCAGATGAGCGCCGCCCGCTGCTCGTCGATGGTCGCCGCCTCCCACTTCGAGGAGTGGAGGCGATGCTGCAGGAGGATGACCGTCGCCTTGTCCTCGTCGCAGTAGGCGTTGGAGGTCGCGCCCTTTGGCGTGGTGATGATGATCACCTGGGCCATCGATCGCCCTCCGCGGCCGCGACGGTGACGCAGACCAGCCTAAGCAGCCGCACCTGCGCTCGATCGTACATAGCCTCCCTCCAGGAATAGGAATCGAAGAAGAGTTGAAGCGGCTGGCGAGGAGCGGGCAGGGCGCCTCGCCAGCCCAGCATCAACAAGAAGTTTCAGCCGGCGAGCCGTGAAGCCATCTCGGGGTAGATGGTGTCCGTGCCGAAGTTGAGGCTCACTGCGCACCGATCGCGGTAGTGCTCTCGCTTGATCTCGACGGTGAAGGAGAGCCCGCTGACCGGATCCACCTCGCTGTAGAAGTTCCGCTTGGAATCTTCGAGCATCGGGGGCGCGAGCGGACGCGAGACGAACGCGAAGGCATCGCGATGGAAAGCCAGGTTCACGACGTGCGTGGCCTTCAGCGTCATCGTCTCGCCTCCGGCCTTCGTGACCTTGAGCCCGGGGAAGACGGTGACGTTCGTGTTTCCGACCGCGAGGGTCACATCGGCGGTGACCACATAGGTTTGTGGATCTCCGGTGAAAAGGATGATGTCTCCCTTGACGAGGGGCGAAGTGCCAGTGGCCTTCGCAATGGAGATGGTCGTCACGCCGAGGGTCGCATGCGCTCCGTTCACGGTCGCGGCTCCGGCGGACAGTGGGGTACTCGTGTGCTTCGGAACGTTCTGGTCCATCCAGAAGTTGAAGCCGAGCCGGCGATTGAGGCGGCCATCTATGATGGCATCCATCTTGCCGCTCCAGCTCGCATCCTGGAGAGCGCGCCGCGTTAGTGCCTTTCCGTCCGCATCGGGATCGAGGACAAGATGCCGCAGGTCATCCTCGATCGGGCAGAGTTGCTTGTTGAGGACGGCGCGGACTCCGGTGACGTCCGAAGTGTCGGCCAAGTCCGCCTGACTGAAGGGGGTTGTTCCGGCGGTGCCGAAGTATCCAGCGACCTTCTTGTAGTTCGCGAAAATCGCCGTATCGACGATGTTCGTGAGCGCCCTGGCAGCGCGCTTGAGCGCCTCGGGGGTGACTCCGGCGCGGATCTGCCGACCTTCGAGGTCGGTGATGGCCCAGGAGACTTCCTTCCAGGAGGTGATGGCCACGTCAACCGTGGTCGGCTTCAGCTCCGTTGTGACCGCCGGGGAGGTCGCGCCTGGCGTGACATCTCCGACTGTCATGTCCGAGCCGACGGGGACCTTCACGGTCGATCCATTCTCGCCAGCTTCCTTCGAATATGCCGTATTCACGAGGCGGCTCATGAGAGCGTTCTCGCGAAGCATGAGCGCAAACTGCGCCCAAATCTGCGGCACGATGGCCGTAAAGTCCTGCGCCACTGATCCCTCCGGGGGTAATGAGGGCCGATCTTTGGTTGATCACCCCTCCGCCGGAGGGCCGCAGGCCTGCGCCGCAGGTCGCGGAACATTTCCAATGCAGTCATCAGCGCCGCTGATGGTGCACGGGCCAGTTACTCAGCGCCGCTGAGTAGTGGCTATGTACGGGAGCTTAGGTAGTTCCGCGACCCGAGGCAACCTTCTTGTCTCAGGCTTCGAATTTCTTTGAGCCTTTCGCGACTTCCTTGATGTTTTCCAGGAGGCCGTCGTGGTCTTTGACCGGACCACCAGATGCGCCCCCCTTGCCGCCGCCCTGGGCCCCGCCTCCCTGAGATGGTTCGAGGAGATGCGGGGCATCTTCGAAGGTCTTCTGAAGCCATTCCGGCATGCTGATCGGCTCTCCGCCCTTGCTCCCGAATTCTGGATCCTTGTGGTTCCCGTTTTTGAAGGCGAATGGCTTGCGGCTATCGTCCAGAGTCCAAGCCCTGTCGATCCGAGCTTTCAGGTCCACGAGGGCCCCTTTTCGAATCTTGAAGCCGAGATCATTGAGAGAGGTAACCGCCAGGTCCTCGATCTTCATCTTCGCCAACTCACCATAAATGGTCTCTTTCTCCTTCTTCTCCGTTCCGTACGCTTTATCCTTCTCGGCCAGCTGCTTATCGAAGGTAGAGCGCATGTTTTCGGTACGCTTCTGGAGTACCTCTTCCAGTTTCCCAGCCTTGAGCAGCTGGCCCTCTTCCATCTGATCGATCTTGTCCAGCGCCGCGATTGCGTCCTTATACTTCTCTGGATCGATGTCTTTGAGCTTCCCGAGCTGCGCCCTGGCATTCTTGAGGTCGGCCTCAAGAGTGAGGTTTTTCTCTCGGAACTCCTTCAGTCTGGGGGCATCCGAGCCCTCGCGATCGAGTACGAAGGTTCCGTCATCGCCCTTGACGTAGGCCTCGCGGAATTTCTCTTCGACCTCGGTGAGATCCTTCACGTTGTCCTTGAGCTTCGCCATGATTCACTTCTCCCTTGGGGTTGAAACGTTGGAAACATACTCTTTAACCGCATTGTGAATGACCATTAGCGCATCGCCTGGAACGGTGGCCTCAACCCAGCCATCGCCGTGGCAGCGCCAACAATCCTTATCACCATCGCATTGAGGACACGGCATGCTGAGCCGTGGCTCGCACCAGCAACCGGTTCCCTTCAGCTTATGTCGTTTGCCGAAAAGTGGATAGACATGCACGGGCTTCGGTGAAAACTCCGTGCGGTCCCACGGGTAGCAGGGGTCGTCGGCCATCAGTTGAGCCTTCCCAATTCCTCAATGGTCAGCGGGTTGCCCGCCTGGTCGACCAGCTGCGCCATCGTCAGCCGGTCCTTCTTCCACAACTCCCACTTGCCGGGCCCAAGCACTTCCTTCTGGTCCTCCTCCGAGCGCTTGCGGAGCCACTGGTCGTACGTCTGATCGGCCGCCACTTCGCCGTCCATACTCGAACGCACGGTCGTGGGCACGCGCTCGAGCACCTTCTGGCGCTTGCCCGTCGTCTCCTCGATGATCTGCTCCCAGGACTTCGTCAATGGAATTAGGTAGGTCCTACAGTTCGGATGCCAGGGGGGCGTGCCTGGGAATGGGATTTGGACAGGGCTATCGGGGAGCGGCTCGCCGTCAAGACTCCACGCGGCCATCGAACGCGATCGGCAGATTGGACTCGTACGCAAATCGAAGGTCACGAGCGCCTGGCGGCCGCGGAGGATGTCCTCGTTGTCCTGATAGAGCTCGTCCATCACGTTGTTGTTGACGTTCGCGACGCCCGTCCGCACAAGCGTCGCCAGCTCCCTCCGCGAGGTGTCGAACAGCCCGCCAGAATATTCGGGGACCATGCGGGGCTTTCCGCGAAACAGCGCCTCCACCTGCCGCCCCGTGCGCTGCCCACGCATGCTCATGAGGATCTGGTCGTTCGTGCGGCCCTCGATGAGCCCGCGGCGGATCTCCTGCGAGAAGCGGAAGCCAGTGTCGGCGGATTGCTTCTGGAAGAACTCCTCGAGCTTCCCGCCGAGGATCACCTGGTTCTTCACCATCGCCTCCACCCCTGGCGCGCCCTTCTTCGAGATGAAGACGGCGGCGCCCATGATGCTGTTCGAGGCGGCGATGGTCTTCTTCAGGTAGGCCTTCCCCAGCTCGATCAGCTGCCGTCGCATGCTCGAGTTGATCCCCTCGAACGACGTGTCCACGATCTCGGACATCTCTCTGATGAGGTCATTCGCGGATCGCTGGCTGCTGAGGTCCGAGCCCTGGACGGCCGAGACGACGTCCTGCTCCATTCCGCGCAGGAGCGTCAGGAGCTGCGCGCGCACGCCCTCGCCCGCGCGCTGGCCGTCGACGGCAAGGCGCAGGAACTCGTCAGCGAACTTCTCGGAGATGGGGGCCATTCAGATCAGGCGGCTACCGGTTCCTTCTCCGGCTCAGGGTTGGGCTCAGCTTCCGGCGCTGGGCGCTCGCGCGGGCGCAGGGGATTGAACGGCAGGGCGCCTCCGGCAAAGCCGCCAGGTTGACCCTGGGCGATGAGCTCCGCCTCCTCATCCGCCGTCAGGTTCTCAGGGTAGACCTCGCCCTTCTGGAGGTAGTGGAAGTACGACTGCCACGAGAGGCGGCCGCCCTGCACTTCGATGCCGAGCGCGCTGACTTCCTGCGCCGTGATCTTGAGCACGTCGAAGTCGGTGTTGAGTGAGACCGAGATATCAGCCGTGTCCTTGACGCCCATCCAGGTGGCGAGGTGCAGGAGCAGCTTCGTCCAGGCCTCGCCGCCGGTGCCCGCTATGGTGGCCAAAACCGATTCCTTCCCCGAGTTCCGCAGCCGGATGGCCTCCGCCGCTTCCACGCCGGCCCGTGGCGGCTCGAGGAACTGCGCGCCAAGGGCGGACATCAGGCTCTCTTTGTGCTGCATCCCCTCCTTGATGTGCCCCAGGCCGGCGCCCGTAAACTCGAGGAAGCCGCACTCTGCATCGGGATTGTCCGTCGTCCAGGCGACGGTGGAGCCGAGCTCGAGCGGATCCTCCTTTGAGTCGAAGCACTTGGCCCATGGTGTTGGCAGCGCCGTGAAGTGCCGCCCGTGCTCGAGGTCGGCCGAGTTGCGGTAGTGGCTGAGGTTGACGTTCACCAGCGGCAGGAGCGGCGGGTCCTCCGGCTCGCTGTCGAGCGACGAGGGGTTGTGGAAGACGAACGGGATCTCACTCAGCGCCGCGCCACCGAACGCTCGGGGGATGAACGTCTCACCCACCTGTCCGTAGGTCTCTACCGGGGTGCCGGAGGAGTCGATCTCCGTCTTCTTCTGGTAGAGGTCGACGCCGTAGACGGGGTGCCCCTCCGTGTCGAGCACCAGCCGCAAGACCCGGTACTGCGTCTCGCACTTGTACGCGAATTCATCATCGCCCACGACTTCGCGCTCCTCGCGGAGGACCACGCGGATCAGCTGCAGCCTCCCCCCCACTACTCCCTTCTTCCAGCTGATGATGTCCTCCGCCCAGTAGACGCAGACGTGGGGCCGAACGTTGTCCCCCGCGGCGGCGTCGACGAGCAGGCCGATGCGGCTGACGCCCACCACCTCCTGGAGGTCCGTGCGAATCAGCTGCTCGATCGACTCGCCGTTCGCACCGATCGACTTGAGCAGCTCCTCCTTGCCGCCGAACTTGATGCTCGGCTTCTTTCGGAGGATGAGCCCGACCAGACCGGCGACTGTCCGCCCGGCCGCGGCGTAGAAGCAGGCGCGCGCGAGGTACCCTTCGTATACGTGGGGCTTCCTGCGCTGCATTGCGGCGCTGCCGAGCGCTGGGAGGAATTCCGTGCGTCTCTTCTTCACCGCGTCCTCGCCCTTGATGCAGGTGCGGCAACGGCTCCAGAGGTTGACGTTCTCCTCGTACTGTGGATGGGCGGTGTTTACTGGCATGGCTTAGAATCCATCGACGTCCATCCCGCCGCCGAAACGTCGGATGATGGGAAAGAGGAGTTCGACTGGGTAACTGAACGCGTCGAGCATGTGGGGCATGTGCTTCTGACTCATCATGAGCTCGTGGGAGTAGGCGGACAGGTACTCACGGAGACGCCGGCAATTCTTCGAAATCGTGAGCGTCACTCTGCCGTCTCTGGCTCGCAGCTTCGCATTCGTTGAGTTGTAGCGATCGATAAGCGTGGGCGCGCGTGAGCGCGCGAAGACGTCGAAGCCGGCCTCTTCGATGATCTTGAAGCTCGTAACCCCGCGCTTTGCTGACGCCTGGCGCGCCTTCCCCGACGGATCAGGGTAGATCTTTCGGAGCCCCTTATCCCAGTATCTGGCCTTGAGCTCGGCACACATGCTCTCGGTGTCCGAGTTCGGGAGCGTCACCTCGTCAAAGAAGTGGATGTGGTTCCCGAATACCCAGAAGACGGCCGAGCACATTGGAGCCTCGAGGCCGCGGGCGTTGAAATCCATGCCGGCCCCGAGTTCGGCGCCGGCCGGGAGGTCCTCCTCCCGATCGTTCTGCTCGGGATCGTACGCGTAGTAAACGACGCCAGAGGCGAGATTCCGAAACTGTCCCTCGACGTACGCTTCGTACGCCTTGCCCGAGAACGACCCGGCGAGCCGCCCGATATAGCCTGGATCCAGCGCCTTGTTCTCTGCAGTCGAGGCCTGGACGAAGCCCACGTCGTGCTTTTCCTTCATGTCGCCGTTACACAGCGAGTGCCCCCAGTTGAGTTGCTCGGGCGTGCCGACCAGAGGGATCTCTCGGTGCACGGCGTCGGGGTGCCGGACGCGCGCCACCATCTGATGGAAGACCGACTCGTCCATGAGGAAGATCTCGTCACCTCCGAAGGCGGCAAGGTTCGGACCGCGGAGAGAGTCGGGGTTCTCGCCACTGAGGATGTAGAGGGTGAAGCTGCGCCCGCGGAAACGCACCTGGAACTCGTGATACCCTCGGTTGTATTTCCACCACAGCTGCCGCCCGTAGTGCTGGCGCTTGCCCTCGAGGTACTCGGAGATGGTTGGAACCATCGTTCGGCGAGCCATGACGAAAGTCGGGCTGACTACGGCAACAGGGCACGGGGAGTTTTGGAGGCCGAGGGAGATCATGCGCTTGGCCAGCGTCAGGGACTTGCCCCAGCCGTAGCCTGCAACCGCCACCTTGATGAAGTTCGGGAGGTCCCACCATCTGCGCGCCGTTGGCCACATGCCGCCGCGGATGACATGCCCGCTCGAGTCAATGACCGGGTCCGACTTCTCCCAGAAGGTTCCGGGCTGGATCGTCCGGGCGAGTGTGTGAATGGGGAGGTAGGCGAGCATTAGAGGAACTTGTCCTCCGGATCAAATGAATCTTCGTCGCCGCCCTCCGGCTCCTTGCGTCCAAAGTTCTCGCGGTCCCTCCGCTCGAGGATTGTCATCTCGCGCACCCACATGGGAGAGGAATGGAGGTGCCGGATGCGCACCGCCTTGTACTTCCCGAGCGCGCGCGCGACGGACATGACGAACAGGCCGCAGATCCAGTCCTCTTCGGGTGCCGCCTCGTCCAGCAGATAGCGATCGCCGCGCCTCCGCCAGAGCTGCAGGGTCGAGCGGTGGATCTCCAGCATGCCGGCGACGATCGTCTCGGGCACGCCGCTCTGGACGAACCGGCAAAACTCCTCGATGAGCTCCGGCGTGAGGCTCCAGCAGCCGAGCCGTTGACGCCGCTCAGTCGGCGCCGGCGGGCTCGCCGGGATGTTCTCCGGCTGGATCTCCAGGGGCTGCGTGTCGGTCGCGCTGTTGAGCTCCGTCTGCGTCGTCTGCGAGTCTCCATTCATGGATCCTCCGCAGCGCCGAGAAGTCGATGCGCGATACCAGCTGCGCGAGGCTCGTCACGTGCGCATCCACTTGCGGCAGGATCACGTGCGGCTCGAGCGGAAGCTCTCCCCGCGGCGCGGCGGACAGCAGGGCGAGACCAGCCGAGTCGATGAGCGCGAGCGTGGGGCACCAAGGCTGCTTCAGGAATAGTAGTGGTAACCTTCCAAGGGCTCGGGCGGAGGCGCAGGCCTCCGACCAATGCGGGACAGCCCTGCCTTGCCTGCCCAAGACGAGGGACTCGAGTCGCAAATCGTTGCTCAGACGTAAGGTTAGGTAAAAAAGTCTCAGAAGTAAGGTGCCTGCTTCGTAGTTCGAGCAGAAAGAGCCGCTGACAGCCAGCTTGGGGCGGCGCGGCCGGCCAGAGGTTGGCGGGTTCGGACCCTCCGGTTCGGCCGTGCAGAACCGGTAGATTCCCCTCAGTTGGAAGTCGGAGACCCAACGGGAGAGCGCCTGGCCAACGTGGCGGGCGAAACGGGCGGCGACCGCTCGGGAGGCGCGCGAGGCATGGGCACCGCCGTGGCGTGAAAGAGGGTCGCCCCCCGAGAGCACCGGGGCAGGCCGCGTCTCGGAGGGCTCATCCACATGAATCGTCACGACAAAGCCTCGCCGGATGACCCTTCTTCCGCGAGGTCGACGAGGTCGACATGCCAGCATGGAATAGCCCACTCGTTTCGCAGCTCCATTCGCATGGGTTCTATTACGATCGAGCAGCCACGATGGAGTACGGTTGTGTCCGCAATGGGCATGGCCGCCTCGATCAACAGCGTGTCGCCCGCCCCAACGAATTTCGGTATCGGGAAAGCAACTCGTCGGTTGCCTATCCAGACACTCTCGATGCGACCGGAGCATGGAGCGCAAACCCGGAATCGCCTAACCCCCAACTGCGGCTCATCGAGCACCTGCGGGAGGATCACTTGCGGTCTCTCGGGCGGCAGCCACAAACTGGAAGCCCTGACGAAAGCGGGGGCCGCGAGAAGGGACACGCATGATCGTAGGAAGGATCGGCGGGTTGAATTCACTTTTATGTCTCCGGGAAGTAGTCGCCAGGGAAGATGCGCAGCTCCGCGGCGCTCATCATCGGGTCCGTCTCGAGACTGCAAATGTACCCTTCGGAGTCGAATTGCCGCGAGAACCTTTCCCGTTCTGGCAGTACATAATTGCCCTGGATCCGAGCTACCACTTCGTCGTCGCGAATGACGAAAGCCTCACACTCCTTGCTCTCGTCGTTGTATTCCACGCGGATCACATCTCCATCGATGGTTGTGAACAACTTTGCAACCTCCACCAGCGGGCGCTCCGGTGGCAGCCAGAGCGACCCGGCGGGCACGAAGTAAGGAAGTTGGAGGAGGGACGCACAGGCTTTGATGAAGCGGCGGCGGTTCATTCGTCAAACTCCTTTGTCCAACAGTTCCGCCAATCCGGGATTGTCGCGGCACCGCAAATCGCGGTCACTGCAAGGACCCACGCGACGCCGAGAAGGAACTTCCAGTCTGGCGGTCGAAATAAAGCCTCGCAGAGTCCAACCACGAAAGCGCCGTACATAAATACACCCGAGAGGGCGACTGCGTTCAAGGCGAAACGGAATAGCTCGCGGTGGTTCATGACTTCTTGATCCATTCTGCAACGTCGGGATTGTCAATGCACTCTCCGCCACTTTTTGAAGCTTCCGGAGAGAGCGTCCGGTACAAATCCTTCAACGCATCCTCCAGTCTTTGGCCGCGGCCTTCCTGCTGCGAGAGCCCTTGAAGATCCCTTCTGGTGATGCTGACGCGCACGTACCGACCTTTGTGGAAAGAATCGACAATTCCCATAGAGCACGCAGCCTCTGGATTGTCGAAAAGGTACTTGATCAGACGTTCGTAGTCTGGGATCACGGTCACCGGTTCCTTTTTCCTATGCTCGTTATTGGTGCGCGCCGGGATCGCCGGAAGCCCCGCGGCGTCTGCAAGCTTCACAATGGGGGCCACATGGCATTCACGGCAGGCATCGACCTGTCGGACAAGAATGCCGCGCGAGCACTTCCTGTTATCCTCGTCCTCGGTGGCCCTCTGCACGCTGAACCGGGTGCATTCTTCGACCAGCTTGCCGCAGAGGTCGCAGGTGAACATGGGTTTATACATGGTCCGCCACCTCCTCCCCCATCCCCGCGGCAAACCCCAACCTACTGAGCGCCCCCTGGACCACCCCATGGATCTCCTGCAGCTCCGCTCGCTGCATTCCCAGCGCCTCCTTGACAGTCGCCTCCGTCTGCCGGACGAACTCCTCGGTATGGCGCTGCGCTTCCTCTGCTGCGGCGAGCATCATGGACCTCTCCAGCTCCACCTTCTCGAGGCGCGCCGCGAGCTGGTCGCGCTCCGCGCGGATAGTGAGCATCTTCGTCGCCTGCTCGCGCAGGCGGCTGTACGTGCGATCGATCTCCGCGATGATTTTTATCGCCACGCCGACGGCTTCGATCCGCTCGGGCAGAATCTGTTTCGTCTTGAGCCACTCGAGCGTGCGGAGGACGTGCTTGATGGGCATTTCGGTTGCGACGGTCATGGAGTCCCTTCTGGTTTCATGTTGAGAGAGCGCTTGCTATCAACCACCTTCAAGCCGGACCCGCCAAGGGCCCGGTGATAGTTATCAATTGCATCCACGAGATCCACAGAAAGCCGAACGACCTCATCGTCAGGCGTCCCGTTTGGAAACGTAAGCGTTAGGAGGAAGGATCCGTCCGATTGCTCGCACTCATCGATGGCACAATGAAGTTTCCCGACGAAGCGACGGCAGCACATCTTCAGCCGCCAGCGATGCCAGGCGGCGGAGATCCTCTTGAAGAGACGTTCCGTCGCCCACGGATCGCACACAGCCAGATCAATAGTGATGAACGTGATGACGATCGCGAACACCCCGCAGCGCTGCCAAAACTCCAAGCTTGGCATGTCCATCACCGAATCCTCTCAGGCGGCCAATGAAGCTCCTCATCTGTCGGGTCATCGCCAACCACCTCCAACCTCGCCACCTTCTCGATCTCCTCTGGAGGCACCTCGTCTCGATGGAACGCGATGTAGTGCACGCAAAGCGAGTTTGTGAGTATGTCCTTGTTCTCGCCAACGAAGTGAGGCTTGTTGTCGCTCCTAACTCCACATGCACAGGTATGAACTCCACGCCACCATTCCCCTGGCGGTGCAGTCCGGCGACCACGCCAAGCGTCAACCATCTTGAGCGTGATCTCGTCGATAAGTGGCTCAAGCGAAACTTCAGATGAAGGTTCGATGAACAGAATGCCGTCCCCCGTAATCATTTGATCCTCTCCGGCGGCTCGCCGTGGAACCCAGCTCGCCGCCAGAAATCTTCCCGAGATATTTCCTCTGAATGCTTCGGGAGAGGGAATGGCTTCCCATCGACCCAGACCTTGTCGATGCACTCGACGGCGCCGACGTGCCCGAAACACTCCTCGATCATCTTCTCTGCCTGGTATTCGGAGAGCTTGCCTTCCATACGGTCACTCCTTGGTTGTGTCCTACTCTTGGATTCTACTCGTCCCCGCCGCAAACCGCGCCCGCTCCTGCGCGTGCGCTATCCACCTGGCCGCGTGCTCCAGCGCGCGCTTGACCAGCTGCTGCACCCGCTGCCTCGACAGCCCAAAGTCATCGGCGATCGCGTGGAATGTCTCGCCACCCACAACACGACGGATGACGATCTCGCGGTTTCGCCTGCTCATCCGCGCCAGGGCTCGGGCGAGAAAGGGCGACACGTCTCGGCTCTCAGCCAGCTCCGCCGGACCGGCTTTGGGGTCCCGCGGCTCGAACGCCGACTGCTCAACGCTTGGGTCGCGCGGGCGAAAGCGCTGAGTGGAGGCGAGCAGGCGCGCGTTGCGATTCGATTTCTGCCGTCGATCGATCTGTGTGAGGATGCTCGAGCGAATCCAAAACGTGGCATAGGTCGAGAACCGAATCTTCCTCCGCCGCTGGAAACACTGCGCGGCTCGCATGAGGCCCAGCATACCGTTCTGAACGATATCCTCCTGCTCGAGGTACTCGCAGTGGTAGCGGCGGGCGACGGCGTAGACGAGCCCGAGGTTTTCTTCCACGCGCTGTTGCTGAGCGGGCGTCAGCGGCCGACGCGGCCGATACTTCTGCGCTGGATGCCGCCGCGGCTTGGACCTTGGTTTTGAACCGCGCTTCAAGACGCTCCCTTCTTCTCGAGGCTCGCGCGCAGGCGAGCGAGCGCCTCGCCGTGCACCTGGCAGACGCGCGAGGGGCTGAGCTGTATCGCGTGCCCAATCTCTTCGAGATTCATGCCCCGCGCGTACTTGAGGCGGAGGACCGCCCGTTCCCTCCTTTGCAACGGACGGATGAGCGCCTCGAACGCCTCCCGCTCGTCCACCGCGTCGAGGGTCTGCCGGCCGCGAGGAGCCTCGAGCGTGTAGCCCCGCGCCACGCCGCCCTCCCTGCCGATGGGCAAGCGGTACATGCGGAACCCGGGGTTGCGCCGTCGCACCCGCGGGTGGACCCAGTCGAGCTGGCGCAGCCGATCCGTGATCTCGCCGTTGATGCGCCTTGCCGCGTAGGTGTGGAACGCCGCACCGCGCTCGGGCTCCCATCGGAGTGTCGCATCGTACAGCCCGTAGAGCGCGGCCGTAAGAACATCATCCGTCTGGTTGTGGAGCGGCAGTCTGCGCAGGCGCACGCCAGCTATGTGTTGGGCCAGAGGCGTGTGGCGCTCGAACAGAGCATCCCTGCGCTTGCTCCTCCTCTTCAGCTTCTTCTTCACCTCACGGCTCCATGATGTCTCCTCTGGCCAGCGCCCGGATGCGCTTGGCGCTGACCCACGGAAACAAGGCATCGTCGCACGCACATTCGATGAGATCCAAGCGGCGCGAGAACTTCCGTAGCCGCTCCTGCGCTTGGGCGCACAGAGTTTTCAGCGCGAGGTATTCGCGGCGTGTCGGGCGGAGTCGCTTCTTGGGGTTGCCGTCGGTTGTCATCTTCCTCTCGCCTCCACGCTGAACAGCGACTTCGCCTTCCACCACTCGACATAGCTGTCGATGACAAATCGCTCGACGCGCTCCCGATCGGGCTCAGCCGGCAGCGGGCCCAATTCGCACAGCGCCTTGATCCCCGCCTCGAGAACCGACGCTTCCTCGAGCACCTCGACGAGCGTGCGCGCGCCGAGGCGCACGCCACGGAGGTGCGTCCGGATCCGCTCCTCCATGGGCAGCTGCAGCCGACCGGTGGTGAGGAACTCGATTCCCTGGAACCCGAGGCGGAGGATCTGCATCGCGTACTTCGTGTCGAACCCGTACTTCTCCACCAGCTCAGGGCGGTTCGGCTTCTGCCCCAGATCGTGCTCGAGGCGCCGGTGCTGCTGCGTCATATATCCGAGATACGCCCGACCTGCAGAACGCGCGGCGAAGGCCGGGGCCAACTCCTGCAGCTGCGCCCCACGGCCGAGCCGGATCTCGCACTTCTCGGGCGGGACGAAAAGGAGGAGGAGCACCGAGGGATTGCCGCCGAGGGCCAGCTGCGCGAACTTGCGGAGGGAGTAGATGACGAGGTCGGTATCGCCTGCCATCGACCGCTCGCCCTGCGGCTTCGATCTCCACGTCCACTGCTCGAACCGGCGGAAGCCGATCACGCACTCCGGCGGCTCGAGGCAGACGCCCATGAAATCCTGGTCCTCGTGGCCGTCGTTGACCGCCGTTCCGTGGATGGTGCTGCCGACGAGGCCCTTGAGGATCGTGTTGGGCTCAGCGATCTCTTGAGAGGTCATCCGAGGAAGTCCTCAAGCTTGCTCTCCGGCCCGCCGATCCGCAGATCCCGCACCTTGACCGTCCGCGACTGCCCAGGCGCTGGGTCTTCCGCCAGCGCAAACGGCGGAGCGTACAGTCCAAAGTTGAAGTACGGCCCGAGCTCGTCGCGGTAGCAGTTCGGGCCCGCCTTGTCCCAGAGCAGGGCGCCGTTGAACCAGATTTTCAGATCGCCAGCGGCCGCAAGCCCGTCGCCGTAGTCCTTGCCGGGCGTCCGCCAGTCCCAGACGGCGCGGACGAGGAAATGGCCCCACTTGTCGTACAGGTCGGTCAGCGGGATCGGAGCGCCAACGCCGTTGGTCGGCCCCTCGATAATGTCGACGGCCGGCGGGGAGGTCGTGAGAATCTTGACGTCCGAGGACCTCTGGACGAACTTCACGCGGCCGTTGCGGATCTCGGCCGACAGCGGCGGCGAGGTGTCGGGCTCGCCGAGTGATTTGTCGGCGCTCGCGTGCCACTGGAATGGCAAGAACTTCATGTCCGACAGCGGGAAGTCGGCCTTCACGATTTGCAGCCAGGCTGAATACCAGCAGACGGTACGGAACTTTTCGCGCCGCGGGATCTGCTTCGACTGCGTGGTGTCGCGCTCTCGGAATTCCGTCCGGCGACGGTTGTTCCCGTCGTGCGGCTGGTCGCTCTTCACACGGACGGTCAGGACGTTGCCGCCGACCGAGTAGAGGTTGAGTCCTGACGGCGCGGCCACGACGTAGCGCCCGGTATCGGGCAGCGTCGCGAAGTTGTCCGAGAAGAGGAAGGGCGCGGCAGGCGCCGGCTCAGGCTCTGGCGGAGGTGGAGGGGTTGGTGTCGGCTGAGGCTCTGGCACGGGCTCCGTCGGTGGAGCCGTCGCCTCCTCCAGCTGGCGCTCGAGGTCTTTCACCCTCGCCTCGCATGTGGAGAGCGCCTCTCCCAGCTCGGTGATTTTGGCAGTCAGGCCGACGTTCGCTGTCAGCGCCGAGTCGCGCTCGGCCGTCGCCGCCTCGAGCTGCACCCGCGCGCGATTCCGCTCCTCGACGCACGCGGCGTACTGTTGAGTCAGCTCGTCGAAGTCCCTTACTTTGCCCAGGGCGGCAGTCAGCTCGGAGTTGATTTCTTGTAGCACGTTCACGTTCCTTTCTTTGGGTTGAGTTTTGGTTTCGGTTTTCTCTTCTTCGATTGCCGCTCACACTCGATCCAGCCAGCGTTATAGGCGTGCTCGACGATGTTACGTATCACCTGCTCCGTCCAGATCACAGGCTGGAAGATCCGCAGACAATCGCTCTGCGCCTTCAAAAGCCGATTCTGCTTTGCGCGTTCTGCTCTCATCGCGCCTCCTCGACCGGCAGGCCGGCAAATGCGTTGTCGAGTCGCGTCAGTAGCTCGTGGCTACCGCCACCGATGAAATCACGCGCTTCGCCGCACAGGCGCCGGAGTGCCGCGCATTCACGGGCGAGGTCATCGGCATCTTCCAGCAATGGCTCAAACTCGGTCCTTTGCAGATGTAAGTTCAACCGCTCCTCGAGCTGCTTCTGAATCGCGTCGGGCGGGGTTGCGCTCACGGCTTGATCCTCCATCTAAGTGAATTCTCTCTCTGTTGCGCCATTCGCAAAGCTTCAGACCTTCGATCAGATTCAGCAGCTTCCTCCAGCTTCAACTTGACGTACTCTGAAGATGGTATCTTGAACTTCCACTCCCGAGTATCCAGATGTCTCTTGCGTACAAATCTCCGTATAGTACTCGATCGATCCTCCACCAAGATGAACGGAAGATCGACATGGAGAACCTCCAGGATCTCACCACGCAGACTCCTATCTTCTGGGTTATAGATGCATCCAGTCACGACAACAAATTGCCCACGCTCAAAATCATCAATGTGCATGTTCATGTCAATTTGCGCTCATGCCTCGATCCTCCCCATCCACTTCTTCCACGCCCCGCAACAGCCGTCTGCGCGGGAGACCGCTCTCAAAGAGCATTCCTTTGAGCAGAACCCAGCAGTTGTTTTCTGTGAGCCGTGATCGTGCTCTACGTGGCCAGTCCATAGCTTAGCAATCTTGCGCTTGTGGCGAACGCACATTTCTGTGTAGTAGATTTTCACGGCTTCTCCTCGCTCCGCCCGGCGGCGGGGGCGGGAATGTACCCGACGCCATTGCAATCATAGCAACGCTTCGTGCCGCCTCCACGAAAGCCGGCTCTGTACATGATGGTGCCACGTCCAAGGCAGCGCGGGCACAGTCTTGTGCTGCGTTTTTTGCGCTTCACGGCGCCCCCGCCCCTTCGCCCGCGGCGGGCTGCGCTGGAACCTTCTGCGCGCAGCGCACCTCGTCGTCATCGACCGGTTCTGTGTGGCAATAGAATCCTAGCGCCGCGGCAACATTCCGGAGCTGCACCACATGCTTCTGGCAAATATCGATTGGCTCACAACCGGGCCAAAACGCTCGGTGGCTCGCCTTCTCATTGCAGGTCGTTTTCAACATGGTTCTCCTTTCGCCTTTCCTTCGCCATCCGCCATTCTGTCGCGCGCACTGAACCCTGCCAGCCAGGCCCGCTCCAATTCGAGCTGGAGAAAGCTCTCTTGTCCTGGCTCGGCCGAGAGGCGGCAAACCTCCGCACAGTCCTTGCCCTCACGCGATCCAAACCATTCTTCGCGGGCAGCCCTGATTCGCTTGTACTTTTCGATTTCTGGATTCATGCTTCTCCTTGAGAAACCTGCCGGGAGGCTGGACCTACAGTGGAGACTCCAGTGCTCGCCAGCCCGTCCGGTGTTCGGCTATCGGCCACACGCTGATGGCATCGAGGCTTTGCTGCGAGGAACTTCGCCAGGTCGATCCCTGACTTTTTGCGACCGAGCTTCAACCTCCTCCACGCGGCTCCGTCGTATCGAGATACGACGACACGCCTACGGCGTTTTCCAGCCTCTCGTTCGCGTTGTCCCTTGCGCCTCTTTGCCATTGTCGGTTACCTCGCGTGCCTACTAACGGCCCGGCAGGTCATTCCTTTTGTTTTCGGTGCTCATATTCCTTTGTACGCAGAGAGAAACGATTCCAGTTCCTTGACGCGGGCGCGGACCCTCGCATTGTCCTGCTCAGTGAAGTCTGCTGCCGCTCTGTGCGACTCGGCTCGTGAATGCCAGGTATCTACCATGCCGCGAGCTGTTGCCAGCTCGGCGCGGAGGGCGTCGCGCTCCTTCACCAGCTTTAACAAGAATCGTTCACGTTCATAAAGTAACTGTTGGGGCTGAATCCTCTTGTCCTCCAGCCACTTCTGTTGCTGGTCAGATATAGCAGCAAGAACCTCAACCTCAATTCGCGCCTCGTCGCGCTCCCTCTCCGCCACAGCCCGCCCATTCTCCGCTGCGAAATGCTCGACGCGCAGGGCGTCGCGCTCCTTCTCCGCCGCCTCGAGCCGGACTCGCAGCCGCCGCACCTCCTCCACCAGGCGCAGGCCGTCGGCGTTCGTCCCGGCGCAGCGTTTCTCCGTGCCGGTGTCCGTCACCACTCCGGCAGTGGTGTCAGAATGGATGACGGAGTTGAATCGCGCCTCGATCACCTTCAGCTCTACCGCCGTCAACGGCTCACTGCTCGCCATGGTCGGTCCTCCCAGCCGGCGCGGCCGGCTCCGTGCGATCGATCGTGACGCGGCCGTAGCACTCGCCGCCAGCGTCTGGGTACCGCCCTTCAAAGCGCATAAGCAGATCCTCCATCACGTCATCGAGGGTGACGTAGACATCTTCGCTGTCGTAGCTCGCGCCTTGCACGACGTAGCCGTTACTGACCTTGCGGATTTTCACTTCGTTCATTTCGCTGACTCCTCCCCAGCCCGCTGGGCCTCGAGCCGCTCGATCTCGCGCAAGAGCCCATCGCGGTCCAGCCGCATTTCGTCAAGCTGCGCCTGGAGAATATCCACGTCCTCGCCGCGAGCATGGTAGCCGGCCTGAAAGCCGACCTCCGTACCGGAGCCGGCGGCATGCTCGCCAACACGTAGCCACCAATCACGGTACGCCTCGCGCCAACGCTCGCTCATCGCTTCTCCTTCCCGTCGCCGCCGCAGACGCTACATGTTTCAGAAAGCTTGCGCGGATCAACTCCGCTCCCTTTGCATCTCCCGCAATCAGCCGCCGGCACCTTCGGCGCGAGCCGGGCCAGGGCGTCTGCTAATTGCCCCATGGCATCCGGGAAATGTTCTCGGTGAAACAACTCTGCTCGTTTATCATAGACGCTCAATGCCTGTTTCGCGGCCTCGATGATCTCCGTGACCGCGCCAGGATCGGCGGCGGAAAGGGCCTTGTCGAATTCCACAGCAAGCTTTGCCGTACCCTCTGGCGTAAATGCACACGCTTTGCACACATTCACCAGTCGCTGAAAACCGCCGTCGTGGGTCATGGCTTCGTTCCTTTCAGCGGCACCTTCGGCCCGCGCCGAATCTCGGCGATCACCCTGTTGCGCTGGACTGTTGACATATCAACAAGCGACACGTAAGCGCGCAAAATAGTGTCAATATCCCAACGTCGAATAAGTATCTCGTCATGCCCGCGGTAGAGTAGGCAGTCTTGCAGATCTCGGACGCTGGCGATTGTTGGCCAGAATCTCTCGCTCATGGCTTCCTTTGTGTAAACACAATCCAACCAACGAATATGCCGATTCCAAATCCACCCAGCCAAGTGAATAACCAAGTGAATAAAACAACGCTCATAGCTTCCCTCCGCACGCCCGGCGTATAAAAAGTGCGGCCTGGACTTCAGCAGATCGGCGCAGTCCAGCCGTAATAAAGCCACAGAGGTCCAGGCATGCCGTGGAAGGATTCATCCACAGCCTCCCGTTCGTACCTACCCGAGCTTGTCCGATCACTTCCGGTCGCATTCGCGCACCGCACATTTCAAAGAGGTGGCTGGCGAGAGATCCTGGTACTGACGGCTCACGCCTCCCAGGAGAGCATCGCTGGCGTATTAGGCCGTGGTGGAATTCCCTCGGTACTACCCGAGTTGCGCTGAGGTCTTGGCGCTCAAATCCAAGAGTGCTCGTAGGGCATGTACTACGATCTATCGCCATTTACAGTTCTCCTGGCCGGCTGTGCCTCTCGGCTCCCACGGCTTCGTCCCCGCCGCCTTGTGTGTTCGGCTTTACGCTGTCTATCCAGCAAGCAGCCACCTCGGTTAATCAATCTTGCCCCCTCCGCACGCCCGGCGTATCGCGGCGCGAACCTGGGAGGGCGTGGCATCACTTAAGGCATCCAGGTAAACACTTTCTGGATAACAAGGAAGCGCATTCTTCAACCGTTGCAATGTGGCCATCACCGCATGAGATGGTTGGTGGTCCATAAACAAGCATTTTGGCACCGCACGGGCGCCGCCTCCCTGGGCAGGTCAGATGGCGTCGTCACGCCAAAACAAATGCGCCGCCGTGCCACAGAGCCATTTCCGTTTCGCCTTAAGATGGTACAGCAGGTTGGACTTCTGGCGTTTCGTCAGCGCCGCAAATGCGCGGGCCAAGGTCTCGACGGGGCTGGGTGCTGGTTTCATGCGGAATCCTTTTCAGTCAAAGTAAAAACGTTTCGCCAATGCCTTCGCTTCCTTCAGGATGTCCCACAGGACATCCTCCGGCTGTTTGGTGTGAGGGCAGAGCGTCTCATCGTAAATCATCGCGCACATATGATGGAACCGCTTCTCGAATCTTCTGGCGGCAAGACACGCAACTTTCCACTCCTCCAGTGTCTCTGATTCTTTTACGGTGCCTATACCTTCCATCGCTCACTCTCCTTTCGTTGCCTTTGTTTGCATCAGTTCCTCAAGAAGCTTCGCCCACTCGCCCCACTTCACCGAAGAGGCGCGGGCAGATTTGCCCCACCTCTCTGCGTGCCTGTTACTGCCATCGAGCGCCCTCGCTTCCCACTTGCGGGCCTCCGTGACGGTACGTTTTACAACTTTGTGACACTGCGCCACGAGACCTTCGAGCCCGTGTTTATCCGTGAGCTTCTTCCCGCAGTGTGGGCAGTAGGCGCTCGTGCGCTCGGAACCGCAGCAGATCACAGCTCACCTCGTTTCTGGGCGCACGGCGTACACGCTCGAATTCCACAGCCCTTGTCGTCAGCGTGCCGCACCGTGCGCTGGCAGTGCGGGCATGTGTAGTGCGCCTTGGGGTTGGAGATGCCGAGGCGGCCCTCGCCCTCCCTTCTCAGTCGACACTGCCCGGCGAAGTACTCCTCGCAGCGCATCATGAACTCTCCGTGCGACGGCAGCCCCGGATCGTCCGGCACGGGCTCGCCCAGGGCGCGGTAGAGCTCGAGGTCGTTCAGCCAGCAGCGGTCGTGCCCGCGGGCGTCACGGTGCTTGCGGACGGCCGCGCGGATTTTGATCTCTGCATCGATACAGACATGGTTTGCCTCCTGCGAAAGCTCCAGGGCCCTCCTAAGCACTTCGTTGTCTGACTTCACCGCATCCAGGTAGGCGCGATCGAAGCCGCGGCGCAGCTGGCCCTGCTCGACGCCGGCATAGAAGGCGTTTGCCAGGTCCATCCGGAGCTTCTTTATGTGCCCAGCTTCGTGGGCGTCGAGGTACTCGGAGCAGGTCACGGCCGCACCTCCTTTTTCGCAAGGTGCGCCGCCTTGGCTTCCTTCCACTCCTCCTCGATTGCCTGACGCACCTCCGGATCGTTCTCGTGCGTCCCCGAACGCACGTAGCGAAAGACGTGGCGCCCATCCTCGATCGTCCCGTCGCGGCGATAGAGCGCGTAGGCCCTCGGCTTGCAGCGACGCTTCCGCATACTGAGCCAGAATGCTTCTGGGAGAGTGCCGTCGTCGAGAATTCCAACGCCGGATTTGTCTCCATCGATTGGTCCACCCCGGAAGACGGCCGGCATGCAATCGCTCACTTCTCCTCCCCCCTCAGTATCCGCCGCACGCGGGCGCGGGAAATCCAGGGCCAGATATAATCTTCAGAGCATTCGAGGCGCACGCGATTGGTGCGTCTCTCCAGTGCTGCCAATTCCTCTCGTAATCCTCTGCATATCTTTATCAGGGACTCAATGCGCTCATCCAGTTCGCGCACCTCGCGCAGCGTCGGACGGCGGCTGGACTTGGCAGAGACTGACTTGCTCATGGCGCGGCGGCCTCGTGAACCTCAACCTCCGGAATCTCCACCTCGCCCTTCTCAAAACGTTCCGCGAAGGCAGCGTTGTTAGCCCGAATCTCCGCCACCACCTGCTCAATCGACGGCGGCCGCCTCGCCAGCGCCTTCAGCGCCACCAGCACCCGCTCATACCCGACGCCAAGCCCCTCGAGCGCGTGCCTGTACTCCCCCATCTTCGCGTCCATTTGCCCGGGCCAGAAATTCCGCAACGCGCGGTCGATCTCGCGGCGCTCGCCGGGTGTCCAGTCTTGAGTGCTCATGGTCGGTGTCCTTTCGTGTTGGTTGGTTGCTTTCCGTGGAACTGGTCAATGAACACCTGCCGCCTCGCTTGATCCTTCGACAGGATTACGACTGTCCGTCCGTCCTCGAGGTCGATCGACCCTGGGCCTTCCCCGTGGCCACAGCACGAGCCCCGCATGTTTACGCCGCCCTCCTGGAGCGCCCTCACGAGCGGAGCGATGCAGGCGTCGATCCTCATCCGCTTCCACTTCGCGCGGCCGCTACAGGAGAGGTCCGCTGGAATGCGTACGCGGACGAGTGTGTTGGTTCCGTGCTCGCACATTTCAGTAACCGCGCCTCCCGCACGGATACGCCCGCCGCGTGAACGCCTCGCAGCTCGCGTCCGCCCGCACGTACAGCGGCAGCGATCGGTCGGCTTCTCCGCGGCGAAGCTGCCTCGGCCCCGAACGCTCGTTTGTGCAGACGCCGACGTCGTGCCCAGCGATTTCCGTGGCGGTCGAGGCGAGATACAGGTCAATGCGCGGCCTGCGGCTCCGGACCCAGTGGGCGCACTCGTCGCAGCGTGGTGGGCTGTCAGGCATGGGCCCGCCTGCGCTTCTTGACGACCTTCCGCGTCTTGATCGTCTTTATCAAGTAGCTCCGATCGGGGTCGCGGTCCAGGTCCTTGACGACCTCGTCCGGAGTCCCCTCCTCGACGGACTTCTTCCCATTCCGCTGAAGAGCCGCCAGGTCCTCCACCGTCGTGCCCGGGATCGAGTTGCGCCGCTCGTCCTCGATCCGCTCGGCCTCCCGTTGCTCATCCTCCAGCCGCCGCTGTTCGATCTTCACGCGGTTCTGCTCGACGACTCCTCTGAGTGCCCCTGTGTACTCGTCGATCGCCGCGAGAAGATCCTCCGCGCGAACGCAGCATGGCTCGGTCGCGTGGAGGAAGTCCTCCGCAGTGGCGACCTTGCCGGCGCCGATGATCGCCTTGAAATGCACCGCGGGCGCGCCCTTGCTTAGAACCTCGACGAAGGCCATCGCCTGATCTATCGTGACGCTCATTGAAGCCTCCTGTTGAAAAGTGTTGGTTGAAATCTCACTGCCACACGCCCCATCTCCTTTTTTTGCTCTGGGCTCATCTCAGAATCACCTCCACCCGGAGACCCCACAGCGCCTGCATCTGGGCGGCGTTGCGCTTCCACCGCCGGATCGTTTCCGGCGGCGCTCTCTTCCCCTTCACCTCCTCGACGGTCACGAGGTGGGGCCCGTAGTTCAGCGCCCTTGTTTCTTCAGGAAACGGATAGCGCCAGCACTCGCCGTCCTTCGCCGTGTCCGGTCGGGCGGCCCAGCCGACGAGGAAGTCCGGGCGGTACTCGACGCCCCCCAGATCGAACACCGGCTGCCTGCACCACCACAGAACCTTGCGCGCCGCCCGCAGCGCTTTCAGCTCGCGGTAGCGGCTGAGCTCGGCGACCGATGCGAAGCCGATCCCGTCCTCTGTCCGATCCTCCGGCTTCGCCCGTCGGATCCACGGGTCCTTCTTCCCGCCAAGCTTCCCTTTCCTCGCGAGCGCCTGGAACTCGGCGGCCGACATCTCGAGCGGTTTCATTCGGCAACCTCCACCGCCTTGGACTCAGCGACATCCAGGCGGTCGCCAAGCCGCCGATAGATCATCAGGTTGTGCAGCCGGTAGTAGCAGACGCCGCGCGCGTGTTCCAACGTCCGCCCCTCCAGCTTCTGCCGGTGCAGCCGCGGGGCCGCCACCACCTCCGTCGTCGCCCACCGTCGAGAGCTCGGCCCACCCACTGGCTGGAGCTCGATCAGACCGGCCCACGGCGGAAGCTCAAGGCGTGTGATCAACCCCACTGGAGTGACGAACCAGAACTGACGCGGGCCCCGCCGGTCGGCCGCAGCCAGCAGCTCGTGCTTGCGCTGCGGCTCCAGCGTCCGGACCGCCCCGGCCTCGACGTCCCAACGGCGTCGCTCCTTCTGCCGGTCGACCTTGAAGTCGGCGCGCGTGAGCTTCACCTCGTACTCGCGGAAGTAGCCGGCGGCCGACACCTCGAAGACGTCGCACTCCCACCAGTCGGCCGGCGTGTAGTTGGGCAAGACGAAGTGGCGGCGGATGCGTCCGATCATGATCGTCCGTTGGGCGTCCCACGCGGTCATGGCTCTCGCCTTTTGTGGCGCGTCGGTCGGGCGTGCGTTCATCGCGTTGTTTTCACATCGTTGGCCGCGGTCGCAAAACGCCCACGTGGCCGCTCAAGGCCTGAAAGAGCTTGTTGTGGTGTCATGGGTCGAACGACCTTCGCTTCGCAGCGTGTGGGCGATTCCTGTCGCAACTGTGTGGTTGCTGGCGCTTGCACGTCAGGCTTCATGAGGCCACCCTTCCAATCCCAGCCCAGATCGGCTTCCCTGCCTGTAACGTTTCCCGGACATGGTGGAGCGTCTCAAGGTGCTTCGCGTCGTCCGCCCGATCGTATATCCCCTCCCAAAACGCATCGTCCGCCGCAATCTCCTTGCCCGTGAACGTCTGCACCCTGCCTTGCTGGCGCTCGAGCAGACGGCGGCTTTCGCCGGTGATGTAATCCTGCATTCCCCGCGCAACGCCTTTGAAGCTGGCGGGCGTTGGAGCAAAGCGCTTTTCCTGGCCCTCGAAGATGTCCCTCAGAGCTGCCATGGCAACCTGCGGATCGTAGATCTGCGCCACGCTCGTCCAAGTCTTGACGAGCTCGGACTCGTGCGGCTTGATCGAGTTTGGCCAGTAGGCATTGAAGGTTGCAACAAATGTCCGCACTTGATCTTGCGTCCATGTTCTCACTTCACAAGCTCCTCCCAATTGATGGCCGCAAAATCTCCCACTGGCTTACCGAACGCCTCTTCGGCAGTCCGGAATTTTTTCGCCCGCGAGCGGACGTAGGCCCGAAAGTCCCTGAGATTTGATGCCTTCGCCGCCCTGAGCGCGTCAGCCCAGCCCGGGAGATCCGCCTCAGTCGGGCGGAGAGTATCTACGACCTCACGAGCCTCCCAGGCAGGCATGCAGAACTGGACCTCGTAGAACTCCACGATGCCCACCTGGACGGGTGAGATTGGTTCTGCTGGAGCGGACCTTTTGGGCTCCTCCGCTGTCGGCTTTTCGTGCGCGATTGTTTTGCAATCGCCTCCCTCTCCATCTCCATCTCCATCTCCATCTCCATCTCCGTGCCTATTTTTGGAACTTGTGCGGTCACGAAGTCGCTGTCCGGCGGAGAAGTTTGTTAATCTGTAACCACTTACGCCTTCCATTCGGCACGGAACGAGCATGGACCGTGCTACGAACGTGCTTATAGCGCGCTCGACCTGAGCGAGAGCGGGCATCCTGTGAGCACGCTTGAGCATGCAACGTGCACGGAGTCGGTGGGAGTCTGCACGGATCCAGCCGCTATTGTCCGCCAACAGGATGAGTCCGAGCCAGAGTTTGTCCGCCCAGTAGGGCAGGTCGATGAGGTCTCCGGAGTCCAAGATTGACTCCGAAATCATCCGCCCGGGCTTGAACCTCTTTGCCACGTTATGTCTCTCCGACTTTCTTTTGAAGTCAGGCGCCGCCAGCTCTCTCCACGGCGGCGCCCATCACCAGTCTCTCTCCACCGACGATTCAGCTCAGGCGGCGGCCGGCGAGGCCGTCACCTCCTTACCGCTCTGCGCCGTGAGCTCCAGGACGGTCCAGGCGTCCGACACCTCGGGCGGCGACATCGCCGCGACCTCCACAACCAGGGCGTCCAGCTGCTCCGCCCAGGGGGCGAGCGTGGCGAGGAAGGGCTCCCGGTTGTTCTCCGTCACGTTCGTCGCGTCGAACAGCAGCACCCTCCGGCCTTCCGAGCGCAGCGTGATGGCCAGGCTCAGGGCGGCGCAGAAGACTGCGTTCTCGCCGGTCGACAACGGACCGACGGCAACAGGCTGACCCTCATGAACCCAGCCGAGCTCGAAGATCGGCCGGCCCCTCTCATTCTCGAGCTTGAGGTACGCCCGCTCTGGACGCTGGGCGGCTACCAGCACCTCGTTCATGACATCGACGATCGGTGCGGTGGCGGCGCCGATGAGTTTCTCCCTCACCGTCTTAAGCGCCCCCTCAAGCGCCTTCCACGAGGCCTCCAGCACCTTGTTCTGCTCCGCCCGCTGGATGGCCGCGTTGTACGCCGCGACCGCTCCAGCCGCCTTCTCCGCCCGCTCCAGAGCCGCCTGCGCGGTGTCGAGCCGGATCTCGATATCGGCGGCCGTGCTCGAGGGCGTCCCGACCTCCGCCAGCCTGGCCTTCGCCGACGCCTCGGATTCTGATGCCTTCTTCCAAGCCGCCCCGAGCTGCAGCGCACGCGTCTCGGCCTCGCGTCGAGCCTTCGCCCGGGCTTCGTACTCGGCGGAGGCAGTTCGATGCGCGATAGCCGAACCAGACTGCGCCTTTTCGAGCTCGGCCAGGACCTGCGACTGCGCCTTGACCCGCGCTCGCGCCTCCTCCTCTGCGGCGGTCACCGCGATGGCATCGGCCCGCCAGTCGGAACGGCGGGCGCGGATCGCCTCGAGCTTCGCACGCGCCGCCGACTCGTCGTCCACGAACCGCGTCAGCCGCGCTTGCCATTCGGCGGAGAGGTCGTCGACGGCCGCCCGCAGTTCGGGCATCCCCGGGTCCGCCGAGTCCGGGATCTCCCCGAGGAGCCCGACGACGCGCCCGAGTTTCGACGCGCGATGCGTCTCCAGGTCCTCCAGCGCCTTGCCCGCATCCTCATCCGCGTGGTCGAGCGCCTTCTCGTCCTCCGTCAGAGCCGCGACGAGCTTCAGCGCCCCCGTCAGTTCCATCTGCGCCACGCCCGCCAGCCGGAATGCCTCCTCCCTCCGATGATCGCCCTCGGGTGGAACCGGCCGTTCGCCCAGCAGCGGCAGGCCGGCGACGACTTGCTTGGCCCGGTAGAGCTCGCCCGACACCTTCTCGAGGTCGGCAGTCGCGGCGTTGAACGACTTCTGAACCTCCGCCGCACCGGCCGCCCGCTGTTGGGCCCTCGCGAGGTCGTGCCGCAAGGCCTCGACCTCAGCGCTCCGAGTCCTGATCTCGTCGGCCGCCGCACGCGCGCCCTTCGCCTCCTTCTCGAGCTCCCTGGAGGCGGCACGCGCGCCCTTCGCCTCCTTCTCGAGCTCCCTGGAGGCGGCACGCGCGTCCTTCGCCGCCTTCCCGGCGGTCAGCCGCTCTTCCTTCGCCGCGTCGCTCAGCTTGAGGCAGGTTTCCGTCAGAGACCGCCCCGCCACGATGTGACTCCGGAGGACCTCGCGCAGCCCGAGCCGACGAGCCCACGCGCGCCACAGCTCCATCGTCTCGGCCTTGATGTGCTCCGGCTGCTCGAAGCTCGAGGGCGTCGCCGCCTCCCCGGCAATCTCTCGCGCGTACTCGCCTTCGAGTTCGGCCATAAGGGTCGACGTGTCGGCCTCGCTCGAGCCGCAGAGGCGGAGGGTGAACTCTCGACGCTTCTCCTCGCTGAGCCCCAGGAACTTCGACAGGTTGAGCACCGCGTCCGCCGCGTACCACGGAGCGAGATCCGGCTGGCGCCCCTCCGGCGTGCCCGACACCTCCAGCGTCTCGCTGACCTTCGCCTTGTCGTGATCCCTGACGATGCCCCTCCGGATCCAGTTCCCGGCCTCGTCGTGCAGCTCGACCCAGCCGCCCTGGGCCGGGAAGTACTTGGCGACCTCGTCGTTAACGCTCCCGGTCGGCACCCGCCCGGAAAGCGCGTAAATGATTCCCTGCCAGCACGCGCTCTTGCCCACGCCGTTGACGCCGCAGAGGAGAGTCGGGCCGTTCAACTCGTACGCGCGATAGAGCCGCTTGAATCCACCCAAGACCACCTTGACGATTTTCGTACTCATGTTCCTTCCTGTGTTGAGGGGTTGAAAGTGCGCGTCGGCTTCTCAGGCTCGCCTCCGCGCCCGGGTCTCTGGCTGGAGCCTTTGACGTTTTTCCCATGCCAACGGAGGCACCCTTTTGTCGCTCTTGGATGGCTCCAGCCATGCGCATGAGCCAAGGGCTGGGCTTCTCCTCCGCAGTTGCCCAGCGCCGGGAACGACTTGGTCCTGTGGGATGTCATTGGGGTTGTGTATCTGTCGCTACCTCGCGGCGAGAATGCTTTCGGCCGCCGCGATCGCCTGCCTCAAGAGCTGCGGCGTGGCCTTGGCGTTGACGTACTGGCCGCCGATCTTCTGGCGCACGGCAACGATCTGCTTCCCGTCGAGCTTATTCCGGAGCTCGTTCCACACGTCGAACAGCTCTTCCTTCGTCGGGCCCGCCGGGTCGTCGACGGGCGGGAACTCTCCCATCGGCTCCTCCCCCGCCTCGCGGGGAGCGGGCGTGCGCTCACTCGCCATATTCTGGCGCATCTCCGCATCGAGCCGCCGGTTCTCCGCCAGTTGCTCGGCGCTCGCCTCGGCCGACCGCTCGACAGGTTTCCCGTTGCCGGCCTCCCGCACCTGGCGCGGCGCCCGCTCGGTCTCGGCCCTGAGATTCTCGTTGCGCTCTCGGATGGCAGAGGGCTCGGCCTCGGTGCGGGGCGGCAATTTGTGCAGCCCGCCGTTCGGCCTCGTCGCCTCGAGCGGATCATGTTGCGCCAGGTACTCCCGCTTCGGCGCTTCGGCCGTGAAGTCCATGGCCGGCTCCGCAAGGTATCGGGCTTGCTGCGTCCTCGCAGCGCTCGCCCCTTCCAAATCGATAATCTTCCCCGCCTCATCATCGTCGAGAAGCCCGGAGATGCCGAACGCCACGCGGCAGCACTGGATGAAAACCTTCCACTGGAGCATCCGATGCGGGTGGGAATCCCATGGGTCGGTAACCCGGTAGCACTCGTCCAGATACTCCGTGACTTCGATGGGCCATTCGCGGCCAGCGACCTTGATCCAGCAGGTGATCGAAACGAGCTTCCCATTCGCGTCCCACTTGTCAGCGAACTTGCAACCGTGATATCGCTTCTCGCGGTTCGCGATCTTGATCCAGCCATCGATCGGAACGATGACGAGGAGCTTCCCGCGCGTGCGAGTGACGTAGATCTCTTTGCAGAACGGGTCAAGCTCGTACTTCTCGACCAGGACGAGCGCAGCCGCGAGCTCGGCATCGGAGAACGGCGTTAGTGGGCGCTTCTCCTTGTCGTATCCAGGATGAAACACCGTGTCCCTCAAAACCGTGAGCAGAGCCTCCGGCGCAATGCCGAATCGCTCCGCCACTCGCCCCACGAGCTTCTGGGAGATGTCCCTCCCGGCCCTTGGTTGCTGCGGCTGTGCCTCGTCGCCCGCTTCTCTCGTTGTGTGTGTCATGCGATCCTTTCCTGTTGGGTTGACTTTCCTTGCGTGACTGGGCAGCCCCTTGCGAAATGCGGACACCAGGAGGCCGAGCAGTGCCACGCTCCCTCCGCTGCCGGGAGGAAATGCCCCGCCTCTATGCCAGCTCTTGCGATCTCGACGATCCGGATCATGTCCGCCAGCTCCTCCGGCGTGCGATCCGTGTAGATCCGCTGCGAGCTCCAGCCCTTCGCCGTCCGAAACACGTTATCGATCCAGCGCCGCCGCGGCCGATACCCGAGGAGAGCCCCGTGGAGGAAGTCGTAGAGCGAGATCTGGCGCGAGCGGTCTGCCATCTCTTGCGTCCACGCCTTGCCCACCTTGTCGTCGCCCAGTCCGTCGCCGGTTATTCCGTCCGGCGTGCCCGCGATCTCGAGCGAGGCGCCGAGCGCCGCGACGATCGGCTGCTCGACGAAAAGAACATCGGTGATCTTGGGAGAGACGCGGAGTCCGTACTCTCGCGCGGCGTCCGCCGAGTCGTCCATCCCCTGGTTTATCTCGAGGTTCGACTCCGGGACATCGCTTTGCTCCAGCTCCTGCTCGTAAGCGGCGACCGAGCGTTCCACGAGCTCGCCGAGCGGGATGCCTTCCCCGGTCGCCATCTTCGCCCGCTTGTCCGCCGCCGCGGCCGCCGCGACGCCCGAGCCGATCATCATCTTCACCGTGGCGTAGCGATGGCGCTCGTCCATCTCGAGTTCGTAGCGGATGCCACAGCGGAGGTACCGCTCGATGGTGCTCTGCGTCAGTCGGGTGACACCCGGAGTGCGAGGCGGATATTTCGGAGCGGCCATCTACCCCCCATCCCCGGCCGGCGCCTTCTTGTAGCTCTTGTGCTCCCTGCGGAAGCGGTCCGGATCGGAACAGGTTCCCCAATGTGTAGTGAAGACCGGAAAGCCAGCGGGGGCGCAGGTATGATCCGTCTCGCCCTCTTTGAGATCCGGGACGGAGTAGCCTTGCTTGATCGGCTTGGCGTCCAAAGGCATTGCTGCACCCGCTGGCGTGCGCGCGAAGAAAAAGAGCTTGCCACACGCGGGGCACGTGATGAGCTGGTCCTCGGCCGGCACGCCGTTCACGAGCGACCTCCGCTGAACAGCGACCAGATGATGAGCACCACGAGCAGAGGGAGGAGCCAGAGCATGGCGGCTCCGATCTCCTCGATCTCTTCGGCCGTCCGGCCTTGGCCGCCGGCGTAGGGGGGCGGGTTGATGTTGATGCGTTTCATGTGGATGGCGTCTCCCTTCTGACTTCCGCGACGGCCGCGCGAAAGCGCTGGCACGAGCGGACGGTGATCTCGCGGTTGGTGAGTTCGTTCCGGCAGCGCCAGGCCTGAGCGCCCCCGAAGCTCAGACGGCAAACGCCGAGCACGCGGACGGGCACCAGCTTTCCCGAGACCTTCGCCGTGTACACACCGCCGATCTCGATCTCGCTGGCTTTCATGGAGCCCTCCCGTTGACCGTCTTGAAACATTGCCGGCAGATCCGCACCTCCCCGAATAGCAGTTTGGATTCGTGCCAACGCAAGCACCTGTTGCAGCGTTGCATTTCGACTTGGCTCTGTGGGGTACTGACAATCTGTGGGGACCTGGCAAACAGCGCCGGCCCGTGGCGCTGTAGCAGCTCTTCGCAGCGTTCGCGCTCGTCGGCTTCGCCAATTGCGTGGTGTTGGCACATTTCCTCCCAGGTCATGGCGCGAGCCCCCCGACGAGGACCTCGGCGATGGCGCGCCAGAAGACGAGAATGAGAACCGCGATAAGAATCGCGATGGCAAGGAGGACGTTGGCGAACCTCATCGCGTCACCTCCGGGCCAACATAGATGTAGTCCTGACTCCGGTAACAGCTGGGCTTTTCGGTCGCCGTCTGATTCCAAGGTGCACGCTGATCCCTGTGAACTGCCTTCCGCAGGATCAGCTTGGCACTCTTGAGCATCCAGCATTCCTGGATGCCCAGGCTGTTGTTGCCGTTGTAGAAGTTTTCGCGGCAACCTACGCAGTGCTTCTTGTCCATCATCGCGACTCCTCTGGCGTCGCTATCTGCGCCTCGTAGTCGTGGAGAGGCTCTGGGGTTGACGCGGACACCGGAGAACCATATCGTCCGTGGCCCCGCCGAATGGGTCCGTATGCAGCCTCCCAGCGCCCGGGCCCTGTCTCCGGCAGCACCTCGGTTCCGCACTTCGGGCACGCCGGCTGATCGTCCAGGATTGCTACGTGGCAGCACGAGGTGAACAGCGTGCTGTTCGTGGGGGAGCAGAGGTAGACGGTAGCGCTCATGGCGTCGTCACCTCCCGGGCCGCGGCGGGCTCGGCCAGGAGCACGGCGGCGCGGGCAATTTCTGTGACCGCATCGAGGACCTCTCGGTGACTCGCATCTGCCGGCCCAATCGGCTCCCAGGCAATGCGCCTGAGCGCTGCGAGCAAAGCGGGGAAGGCATTGCAGGCCTGAACGATGTACTCGGCATCCGCTTCGCCATTCAGCCTGGACAGGCACTCCGCGACGGAGGTCATGCGCCCTGACATCACCAAAGAGCGGTTAGCCCGCGACCCGAACCATGGAAGCGGCGCGTGCCTGTTCATCGGTCACCGTCACTTTCCGGCGCACCGTTGAGCGAGTCGTAAGTTCGCGCCCAGCGATGCATGCCCCGAGCGTGCCGGGCCTCCTCGCGCCTGGTCCTGACCCGCCCTTGAACGATCCGGCCGTCCTCCTGAACCGCTGTCCACGGCTGCCCTGTAGCCACCGCCGACTTTCGCGCCTTGCGAAGCTCTCCCTTGGTCATCGCGCCACCTCCTCTCCCACCGCGGCCGTCTCGGCGCCGTTCGTGGGGGCGTCCGCGACGAGCGAAGCACCTGGCTTGTGCGTCCGGGTTCTGCTCTCACTCTCGCGGAGAGAACTTAGCGTGTCGTTGGACGCGGCTGCGTAGCCGTCCAGGAAGCCGTGGCTGAATGCGACGCTGAGAACGGAATCAGGAACAGCCGGCGCGCTGAGCTGTAGGATCGGACCGTAGAGCGCCAAGAACTTGCGGAAGGACTTTTCAATACTGGGCTCATCCATGAGACACCGCCTCGCCCGCCGTCGGCTCCGAGGCCCCAGCGCTGTCCGCGACCGCCGAAGCGCCGAGCGGCGCTGGCAGCATGGCCATGAGCTGATCGCGGAGCGTTTCTGCGTCTCGCTTCTTGAGCTTCAGGCAGAAGTCGATTCCCGAACCGTAGAACTCGATCTCGTATCCGTCACCGAACTCGCAGTGGTGAAAATGGATCACGTCGATGAGTCCGCGGCGAAGGTCGTGCGTGCTGGTCATTTGCCACCTCCGCCGATCCACAGCGCGAGGATCGTGTAGCCGGCGATTGCGAGCGCAACGAAAAGCACAGGCGCGATCACGTCCCACGCGTCGCGGAAGCTCTCGCGCCTGGCTGCCCTCTTGCGTTCAGCTCGACACATGGTTACCATTCGTCCTGCCTTTCTGGGTCGCTCGCGTTCTTCCCGTTCGCATGAGCGGCCCTTTTCTTTGGGGCCTCGAGTGAGAAAAAGATCGGGCGACGACCGACGAGGCCGCCGCCCTCTGGAGAGCACGCGCCGCGAACCACTTCCGGTGCGTGCAGTTTCGTTTTCGTAGTGAAGGGCCCGCCCGGAGCGGTTGTTGGCTTCCGAGTGCATGGGAACGCCGAGCGGGCTGGTTGACAAAAAACGCTGGAGCCGGTGGTACTGGCTCCAGCGCACAGACGAGAAAAGTAGGGGCCAAGGTGAGGCCCGCCCGGCGCCCTTCGAGTTGCTCCGGGCGGGCGAGGGAAGGGCACGCGGGGCCGACTGGCTTTGGGGTCTGAGGGCATCAGCGAGTTTCTCAGCTGAACTGGGGTCGGACACCGCGTGGTCAGGGGCAACCGACGGGGGAAAAAGAAGCGGGCCCGAAACCGACCGTGCCGCTGCTCATGTCCAGCGGGGTCGCGCGTCTCGGGGCCGCATGCCGGGACAACTGCCGAGTGGGAGAAAAAAGGAAGGGCTGCCAGGTTGTCTCGTCGCCAGTGACGAAGGGCAGCGAGGGCCGAAGCAGCCTTCCTGAATCGGTGCAACTGGCTCATGAGGCCTCCACGAGCGGTTTCTCTCTACCGCAACGGCTGCAACTATTTACGGCCTCAGCCGCGCCTGGCGCTGCGGTTTCTGATGGCGCTTCCCAAAATGATTGCTCGTTGACAGCATGCGCCTCAGAAGCTACGCTGTCGGCTCGATTGCGTCCCCGTAGTTCAGTTGGATAGAACGCCGAATTCCTAATTCGGAGGTCGCCCGTTCGATCCGGGCCGGGGATACCAAGGAAATCCGGTTCTGATTCCTTCGAACACATCTTTGTGACCTGCGGTTGCCTTCAGGAAACCAAGGCGCTCTAACGCCTGGTTTCCTAAGCCTTTGCGCCAGCTACTTAGCCAGCGCTACAATTACGTTCGTGGCAAGCCTAACCGCATGGCTTGCAGTATATCGATTAGAGCATACGTGTCAATGGGCATTTTTCGATTTCTTTGTCGGCCGCGCTTTTTGGGCAGAAGATGCCTTGTTTCTCTTGCGCCAGACTGTGGTGTAGCAGTAGCGGCAGTATCCGCCCCCCTGATGGGGCACGGTCGTTCTGCTGCACCTGCGACACTGAGAGAACGAAAGCGACCATTGTCCGGGCTTCCTCCGGCGAGGCCTTTTCCCGAAAGGCGTGTCGTCGAATTCTGAGAGCCAGTCCGTCATCGAGAGCTTAGGGTATCTTCCCACTTGACAGAATGCAAGAGGTTGGTTAGAAGCTTTGCCTATCTGAGGTGTATACGAGTTTAGGGCCTGGAGCGTGGTGTTGGTTGCCCTAACTTCCGGGAGAATGGTAGGAACATCGGTCTAAAGAACCGTTGTTCCAGGCATCGGAACGAGGGAAGAAAGTGGCCACGCTCGCGAACGCGCTTGACGCAATCCTTGCCGACTACGCGATTTCTGGGAAAAAAACGGCGCAGCGAGTCAAGCAGTCCTTCGCCCATCTCTCCGCCCACTTCGGCACCGAGACGGACCTCGCCGGCATCGGCTACTCCCAGCTCCTGGCCTACACCAGGAAGCGCATGGAGGGATCCGAGAAGGAACCGAAGGCGGCTGGCAGCACGGTCCGAAACGAACTCATCGCGCTGAAGCGCGGGTTCCACCTCCTCGAGATTGCCGGCGAGGCGAAGTGCCCGCCGTTCCCGACGATCCGCCTCAACAACGTGAGGAAGGGATTCTTCGAGGACGGGCAGTTCCGGGAGGTTTGCCGGCTCCTTCCAGGGGACCTCGCGCCGTACATGCAGTTCCTTTTCCTCACTGGCTGGAGGGCGGACGACGCACGGCGCCTGACGTGGAATGCGAACGTGGACCTCGTCGGCGGGATGATCCGCGTGGACCCGGGGGAGACGAAATGCGGAGAGGGGCGCTGCTGGCCCTTCGCGGTGCTCAACGAATTCCGGACACTCATCCTCGATCAGCTCCGCGACACGAAGGGGATGGAGATCAAGCTCGGGCGCGTAATCCCCTGGGTCTTCTGGCGCTACCCTGATGCCCGCCAGGTGGGCGACTACCGCAAGGCGTGGAAGACGGCGTGCCGAAAGGCCGGCCTCCCTGGGCGCTTGGTCCATGACCTCTGCCGAACGGCGGCCAGGCGCTTCGATCAGTCGGGCATGTCGCGCAGCGTGTCGATGGACCTGATGGGCCGAGCGACGGAGAGCATCTTCGATCGGTACAACATCGTTATCGAGGCCGACCTCATAAACGGCGTCAAGAAGCTCGAGGAGAAACGCAAGGAAGCAAGGGACGAGAATGAGAAAGGCAAGGCATGATCTACCGTGGAATCCCGGAGGGTTGGTCTCAGCGGCTCTACGAAATCGGAGATCTCAATGCCTCGAGCGAAGAGCTTCGAGGCTCGGTCACCTGGTTCTCGCGGAGCCTCCAGGGAATGCTTCGATCGCTCCAGGGTCGGCTACGCGAAGCGAGCCTGGCATTCCAGGCGGCAGAGCTCGAGCGAAAGGAATCCCCGCCGCTCCCTGGTGACAGGTTGCGCTCAGCCGTCCATCGGATCCTGAAGGTGGAAAACAAAATCGTCCGCGGGTTCGTGCCGTCGATCGAGACGCGGTCGACAGATGAAATGTTCGAACCATTCGCCGAAGCGGATGATGAGACATCCAAGATCCTCGCCCAACGCATCGCGCTCGAGGCGTCGATCCAGCTCTACCACGGGAAATTCCTGGCGGCGGCAGAGATTTACACGCGGCTCATTTCAAAGCCGGTAGTGGGGAATGACATGAGCCGATCCCTCTGGCACATCGGGCTTGCTACGTGCCAGGTGAACGTCGGCGCAGTCGTCGCGGCCATGCGTTCGCTCGACAACGCCGGGCTCCACGTTCAGAAGGATGGGCGACGGCTCAACGTGGCGCGGTCAGCGGCCAGGCTTGCCACGGTCTACCGGCACCTCGGGCGCTCGGAGGAGAACATGCTGTGGGACTCCTGCATGCGCGACAGCGGCTGTCCACCGGCGACCATCGATGCGCTCGAGCGGCGGGGTCGCTTGCTCCTGCACCGTTCGCGGATCCGCGGGCACCTCGTGATGCTTTAACAGCCGACGTTGCAGGAGATGACCGGGGCGCTCGAGGTCGTGCAGCTCGTGTTGAAGGGCCCTGGAGCAGGAGGAGCAGGACCGCCCGAGTAGAGCCAATTCAACAGATAGATGGGATCTGAAACGTCGACCCGTCCATCATGCTGAGCGTCCGCTTCGTTCATGCACTGAGGCGCCGGCCCTCCGTTGAAGAGGTACGAATTCAGGTAGACGACGTCCGACATGTTGACCACCCCGGAGTGATTGGAATCGCCTCTTTTGATGATCTCCGAGATGTCGATGATCCCGGCACAGAGGTGCGCGCAGAATAGGACGCCGGCCAGCACGAAAGCGCTGAGTCGCATGGTTCTCTTCTTCCTTCTTCTTCTTTGCTTCCCTCTCCGCCCTACCCTTCCTGGAGTCTACGATGCCGGCGCGGCCCGGGCAATGCACCCACTTGACTTCCTCTCCCGCCAGGGCGTAATCTTTCCCTTGCGCCTCGAGTGCTCGGAGGCGCGGTGAAGCGGAGCAGCCCAGAGAGGAGAGAGGGTGACGCGCCATGGACCTCGGGGCGAGATAGGCGCAGTTGGATAGGTATGGCTGTCAAAGCGCTCGCGCTCCTTCTCGCAATGCTCGTCTTCCCCCATCTCGCCGTCGGTCAGGACGACTGGCAACGGTGGAACGAGCCTCAGCCAGACGCCCCATACATCTTCAACGTCCCCCACTTTTCATTCTCCGCCGGCACATTCACCGAGCGCTTCGAGGGCTTGGGCGAGGTGTTCGACGAACCGGCCTACGGAGCTGGCCTCGGGTGGGACGTCGTCTTTCATGGGCACCACGCGGCGACGATCGACTCGGAATCGCTCGTGACCGAGTCCGGCAGGTTTGCCGGCGTTGCCGACTCGAGGATCTCCACCTGGAGGCTTTCGGCCGGCTACCTCTGGAGCTCGTGGAACCGCGCGCTCCCACCCTCCAGGCTGGAGGGGATCTCGCGGCGCGTTCGCTTCGCTGGTGGGCTCAGTCTCCTCTACAGAAACTCGGTGCTGGACGTTGAGGACGGCGATGCCGAAATCGACGTCCACACCGTTGGCCCCGAGGGGCGGTTAGATATCGAGGCCGGCCTGCGCCACATCGCAAGCCTCTTCGCCTCCGGAAGGGTCGCGGGCGGCTACACGCGCGCAAGGGCGCGCAACAGCGCCTCGACAGAAGACTCCCTCGACACCGAGGGGCTCGAGGTGCGGGCCGAAGCTGGAATCCTATCGCAGCCGGTGTGGAACTTCGAGATCCGCGCGGGGTACCGGTACATCTACTACCGCATTTATGACCGGCCCGGTGGCGCGGACGGC